TATCATTAAAGTTTTCTAAAATATCAAACACAGGCCAATAACTCTTAAGGTGTTTAAACGTTATAACAACCTTATCGTCATTCCACGCTCTTCTTGCATACGGGCATGGAGACATCCCGTTATAACGGTCATCAGGCTCTTCCAGCCAATTAAAAGACCACTCTCTGATCTCCTTACGAATAGTATATTCTCGTATACTATTAGTTTTATTGGCTAAATATTCTAGCTTTGCCATAGCCTTAATATCATGTAGCTAATTTTGCTAGCCGTTCTTTCTAAAGTATTGAGTTCGAGCTGCGCCGCTACCACGAGCAATTGTTTTAGGCTCACCTACTAAGCTGCCACCACTCATCTTCTGTATTTCTTCCTGCTCAGATATAGCAATAGCCATAGCTTGTTTAGGATTAGTAACCTTATCTCCTGAACCGGATTTAAGGTCACCGCTTCTAAACTCCTTCATAACTTTTTTAATCTTCTTTCCAGCCATTACACCGCCTTTTTCAACGAGCCTTGCAGCTCCTTGCCTAGTTTTTTGATTGTCTGCTCCGACATATTAAGAAAATGTTCTAATGGCATTTTGTGCGCTATTGGTATAACGCTTTTTGTTTCAAGTATTACTACATCCACATCCTGATCCAGCGATATAACTATATTGCAAGGATCGGCAGGATCAGTAAGACAAAACAAAACCGCGACCATTTTTTCATCAAATTCACTAAGCATTATCCAAACCTTTTCGCAACCTGCATTACAACAACGTAAACGTCACCGCTAGAGTGACCTGTTGTAGTAAACTGCACATCGCCTGTAGTTCCAGAGGACAATGGATCTGGTAATCCAAACTCAGAAAAATCTAACGTATCAGTCCAATCAGCAGCTAATTGCCACGCAAGGTCATCAGTAGAAGCGTCAAATAATATCTTTAAGCCCATACCAATGGTTTGATAATAGATTTTTTGTATAACAACAGACGAGCAAGATGCACCCGTAATACTTGGCGTTAGGGCAGAAACATCTATTTTAGTTACTGCGCTTTCACCCGTTCCATCACTGACATTAATAAACTTAAAGATGGCTGTTTTAGGGCCATCTTGAATAGTTTGGGTTGATACCGCATCAGCCATAAATTACTCCCTACGATGCTACGTCGTAGCCAGTGATCTCAATCAGGAAACGTCCTGCTGTATATGCAGCATGACCTGTGCCTTGACCTACCAAGTATAAATACTGATCAGCAGCTATAGTTCCACCAGCAACCATAGTTCCTGCGGAAGCAGCACCGGCATTAATAATCTGAGTTTCTGTTAAATCACCAATGGCTGTGTCATTAACACCTGTGCCTTCAGTAGCAGAATACAAATCTATATCCGTACCACCACCAGCAGGTGTTTCGGTGCAAGTCATAGTCACACCAAATACAACGCCTTGGTTAGCCGTGGTTACTCGGCCAATAAATGCAACTCCATCACCATCTTTACCAATGATGTCGCCAGCAGTTCCACCATCTCGCAAATCAGTAAGATCAATCATTATGGTTGTCTTAACAATATTTACATTAGTGTCAACGTCACTCTTTAAGCGATTAACTTGAGTTACATAAACAGCAGCGGTGCCTTCAATACCAGCATCTGAAGTGGCTTCAGTAGCCATCTTGTCACCACTAGTAACTGTAATAGCGCCCGTGGTTGCATTTTTAGAAATTTGTTGATACCCATTTTCCGAACGGACTGGGCCATTAAACGTAGTCTTAGCCATGTGTGTCTCCTGTCGTGGCTAGTGTCTGTTGATTATACAACAGTCAGGAAAGAAAAGGGGGCGCAAAGCACCCCCCAATCCGTTAGCTCGATCCGGGTGATCCAAAGATTCCTAGTGGATCAGATACGCCGAAACTATAACGCTCTCGCGCCTTGTATCGAACATTACCTGTATCGAAATCACCGTCCATCGAATTCTCCAAAGCAGCTCTCTCAAAGTGCTTCATACCGTTAGGTATGTCTGTAATCAGATACCATGAGTTAGTATCAGTCAAATAGTGATTGACTGAGTAGCCTTCTGGAATAGTTCCATTGGAACGAATTGCGTTGATGTCGTTATCCGCTGTCGCAGGTCTACCCTCCGATTGCAGAATACGAGTCGCCACAAACATATTGTTTGGGGGAACAATCAACTTTCTAGGACGAGCTGCGATCAATAGACCTCGCTCATCTTTCCAACCAGCAATAGTAATAACCGCTGCTTCGAGGGACGTTTCATTCAAGTCAGTTCCAGTGGCAGGACGATTATTGTTCTTGCCTCCGTCAACTGTTGGGTGACCGTCACCGCCAGTTACACCATCACCAGACGCTGTGAAAAGGTTAACCCCATCACCTGACTGATATGAATTAGTGAAACCGTTGTTAAGCGGATTAGCAGCTTTGACTTGCTTAGTGTAAGCCATTGCTCTTGCTAATGCTTTGGTATAACGAGCAGACAGTGAGTCATAGAGGTTATCCTCCATAGCTTCTTCTGTAATTGCGAAACCCATTCCAATGGTTTCGTGATTATACCTAGCAGTGAAAGACTCTTGCGCAGTATCGTAACTGATAGCTGAACCTTCGTCTTTAACTGGTGCCGCAGCAAATCCACTCAACTTAACCTCTTCCTCGAATGAACGATCTGAAGATTCAGTCTCATAAATTTCTGCGTGTTCGTCTTCGTACTTATTGTACTCCAAGCCAAAAAGGGCATTAAGTCCCGGCAGGAGTTCCTTAAGCATTTGCGCTCTTGAAATAGCCATTCTCTAATCTCCCTTAAACGCCAGTCGTATTAACGTACTGGTGACCAACATTGAATTTCATAATGACATCTGTATAGGTGTCATTGACTGCACTATTCGGGCCTGTCCAAAAATCATAGATTCTCAGCGGTAGCGTGTTAGTAGTTGCTACGGTGCTTCCGTCTACAGCATTCTTGCTTCGACCAATAGATGTTGAACCCGCTGTTTGTACTACAGCGAAGTTAGCGCCAATTGCTGTTTGGGCAATTGCTGCATCACTTTGCATTACAAATACAACATTAGGATCAGTAACGATATATGCCTCTGCATCGCTAGCAACCGTTGAAGCGGGCCACTGTTGATTAAAAGTCATTTGGTTAGTGCTTGGGTCTGTGTATTTACATCCCAAGAATATGCCGATAGGAGTTAAGGTTGTTGTGCCAGTATCTTTCTCGACAGTACCAGCGGCAACTAACTTAACGAAATCGCCATAAAAAATAGCAGTAGCATAACCACTAGCTATCTTGATGTGCTGAACCTTGCCATTAAACGAGCCACTTGCGCTCGTAGTGTTGACTGGTCTAGCACCTGAAGGGGCTGCTGTTGTAGCCATTAGATGTTACCTCGTTCAAACAATTTAATGCGGTTACTAAGAACCACGGCCAAACGTAACACGAGTGTTTCGATCCGGTTTCAGCAAAGGCATCCGTGGATCGTTTTCTTTCATGTACGAGTTATCAACGCTCTGCATTTGTTGAGATGCTACATTTTCGTAATAACGCTGACGAGCTTCCGCAACTTCATCTGGAGCTTTACACAATAGCAATCCTCCAATTTCAACACATCCGGGGAATCGAGATTCATGGTCTGGTATGATCTCTAACTCTGGATGGTCTTCCAACTTACAAGGTTCCCAGCCTTCTCTAAAACGCATTGATACATTAGTAGCATCACTTTGTCCCGTCATGGCAGTTCGGATATACCGAAACGTCCATCCCGGTTGAGGGGTAGGGTCAGGTAGTATTGGTGGAGGTGACCATTGCTCCATTCGCGCATTCTTATCACGCGACTCTAGTTCCCTTGGCGATCTTTCTTGAGTATCGTCTTCCATTAGCTAATCTCCTTATAATTGTGCTGCATATTGTTCATTGGTAATCCCAAGCCGTTTCGCTAACTGTACTTGCGTTTCAGATAACTTAACTTTGCGGGACTTCCTACCTGCTCGTTGAGCGGGTGCAACAACGGTGGATGTTCTTCTTTGTGTTGATTCAGACTGTTCTCTTTCAACCCCGAAGGCTTTTGGAAAACTCTCTCGAAGCGTTTTATCAATGGCTGAAAAGTATTCAGGAGAGTTTCTAACTATCCCTCTATGACCTAACATCTCATCTAAACCGTAAGCAAAACCTGTTAAGGCTTCATTTCCGGGCGCTCCAAACCAAGGGTTTTTTTGCAACCACGAAACCAGATTGGGGTCCATAGGTTGCTGTTGCGGCGCTGTCGCCGTTTGTTGTTGAGGTATCTGCTGTTCAGGCACACTCTGTTCTGGATTTACTTGAGGCTGATAGTTCTGTATATACGTTCTATCTGCCTGTATTTTTGCCATCTGCTCTTGAGCAGCAACCATCGCATCCGTATCACCTTCTTCGTGAGCTTGCTTATACGCACGCTTCGCGGTTTCTAATTCAGCTTCGGTTCGCGTCTGCACACTCTGTAGTAATGCTTGCTCGCTCCTGCCAACTAAACCTTGTAGGTGATCGTTGTGTTGTTTCTGCTGCTGTGCAAATTGAATTGCCTCATCACGCATACGCTGGGCTTCTTCTTTCTCCCTGCGTTGTTGATGGTATTCATACTTAAGACGATTAGTTCTTTTCTTAACGTTCTCATCCATGTCATCTATTTCGTCATCAAGACGAAACGGTTCGGATTGAGTTCTTAATTCTTTCTGATCTTCAGCCGGACGATCATCAACTACCTCAACTTCTATCTCTTCGATTTCTTGAGGAACAAGATCTAATTCAGATTGAGGCTCTATAGGTTCTGGAAATGATAATTCAGACACGCCTTATCCCCCTTGGATCTTCGACAACAGCTTCCACTGTGTCATCGTTAATGATACGAAACTCTTTGCCATGTATGCTTATCCGTGTTCCGCTATAAGATCGCATTAGGATAAAGTCGCCTTCTTTGCACCACGGGCCGCTTGGAAAACGTTTCTTATCCTGATAACAGTCTGGCCCCAACTTAAGAACAAACCCAACGATTGTGGCTGTTTCCTCAATCTCGATAGTCTGTCTTGCTTTAAGTATTCCGCCATCTGTTTTCTCTTCGCTTTCAGGTATACCAATTAATATATGATACCCTGATGGTTCTGGTAGTTGTTTCGCCTTTTCTGCTTCAGACGATTCTTCTACCGCTTGTATTGTAGTTTCTGCTACTACGTCCATCTGCTTACCCTTATACACCACTTAAAAGGAAGTGGTTAACCTTCGCACCCTGTAGTGCTAAATCTCAGTAAACGTTTTTTCGGCTACCTCCGTTATTTCACGTTTTGCCATTTGTAAACCTTCTATCTGCCCCCTAACAACTTTATATTGCTCCATCGTTTCGATGCTTCCTGCAATTAAGGTTTCCGTTAGGCGAACTTCAGCCTCGTTTAAACGCGACAATATCAAATCTATAAACTGCGGGTCAACAAAATCTGCCATTATCTTACGGGCTTCTTAGGGTTTGTTATCTGTTCGGCTATCTTTCTACCAAGCTCTGCGCCAGCTTTTTTCTCGTCTGATGCAATCTTTGCTTCGCTCATTGCGTTTTTCAATAGTGAATCAGCAATGCGTGTACCTATCTCAACACCCCTTGCTCTTTGATTTTCACTAAGTTCTTTTTCACTAGCCATGCGGTCTAGCGCAGAATCTATTGCGCTTGCTCCAAGCTTGATCCCAGTTAACTTTTCATTAGCCTCTAACTTACGTTGTTCAATTTCAGCACGCATTTCGGCTTTACGCATATCGGCTTCAATCTTACGTTGCTCATTAGCAGTACGCTCTGCCTCGTTCTGAGCTTTTGCCGTAGCCGCTTGTTCATTAATCTGAAGTTCTTTCTGCTTAAGCTGCAAGATTGGATCTGCTGCTTGCTCTTGAGCTTGCTGCTCCTGTACTTCCATTTGATCTTTCTGAAGCAATTGAGCTGCTGCTTCTGCAACCAGTGATGCAAGCTTTGCTTCGACCTCTGGCGGTAGCTCCATATCTTCTGGAGGAAGATCCATGCCAAGCTCTTTTTGTATTTCCTGTCGGTACTGGAATGCCAGATGCTCTGCAATATGAGCAGACATTTGCGCTTGTATTGCTTCTTGATTTGGCGCTTGTCCAAGTAGCTCTAACATCTTTGGATCTTGCATCATAGACATATGCGTTTGTATATGAGCCTCGTGATCCTGATAAGCAAACGCCTTTATCGGCTCACCATTAATAAGATCCATGTTTTCGCTAACTGGATCTTTAGGCTTCAAGTCATCCTTGTCAGGTACAATGTTTTCAGGATCTCTTATGCCCAACGCTTCAAGCATTTGCCTATGCAATACAGGCAAGTCGTATAGTTGTGGTGCTTGCTGGGATAACTGAAGAGCTGACTGATACTGCATAATCCTTTGCGACATTGTTGCGGCATTAGGATTAGATACAGGTATTACATCAACACGGCCATCAAAGTCTTTTGTAATATCATCACGTTCGCCATAAGGCTGATACGGATATTCAGTAGGGCCGAAGTCCTCAACAATGGTAACTAACAGCTTTAGTTCGTCCTTCATTGCTGCGTGAAGTCTGGCTTGTATTGCCGACATCACTTTCATATTTCTTTCAATCAACGCAAGCGTTGTGCCTACTGGAGCCTGATTTGACATATCCGCAGCTTTAATATCTGCCATAGATGCAAATCGTCTGGACTCTTCAGTGATTGTATTAAGTAGTTGATACAGGGTGCCGCTTGGTTCTTTGTATGGAAGGAAAGATATATTCTCTTTAATCGTTCCTCCGGGTACATCCACATCCCTAAATTCTCCGGGCATGATTGGCGTATCGTCAGCCTTGATCCTCATACCTCTTGCCTTTAACCCGCCCGGAAGGTTAGACAATGTTCCAGCATCTACCAACTGCCGTAGTATAGATGTAGCAGATTTAACAAGGCCACCAATTAGATGAACCAGCCCCAGACCATAAAAGCCAAGGCCGGGGATATATTCATAATGGACAAAATGATCTCTACGCATTTTATGCGGATCATCTTCATAATAGTTTCTTCTGATCGACAACACTGTAGACGAGCCTTTGTCGATAGTAACAACATACGGAACTGCAATACCTGTCGGCTCTCCATCTTGTTCATCGGGGAAATCCTCAAGATCTAGCTCGACCTGAACCTCCAATAACGTATGAACGCTTTCTCCAGAAAGATAACCACTACCAATTCCTGTGCCTACAGTTTCTCCAGTGATCTCTCCGTACTTGCTTTTAATGGGATCAATTTCATTATCAGGTGAGTTTAGTTCTACATCACGATACAGGCCGCTTACCTGTAGTTTACGAATCTCATTGCTAGTCTTACGCATCAAATGCGTCATGCGGTTTGTTGTTTTAAGATCTGTTGCGCCGTTGTATACCACCATGTCTTCAGCCGGAACAAACATTGAACATGGCCTACCCATGCTGGGATCATAATAAACTTTCTTGAAAGCACTACCCGCAAGCGGTAAGGAAAACAACATCCTTTCTGTTTCGCTGCGATACTCAGCCATCTTTTCTACAATGAGATAGTTCATGTAGTTCTGTATACGGCCAGCTTGCTTTTGAATCTCGTCTGTCGCTTCGCCAATAATCTTAGTACGGGCTGGGCCAGACGCAGGGAATATTTCTGAAATTGCCTGTGATTGAAATCGGATAACGGATTCGGCTAGCAAAGGATGGTGTACACCGCAAGCTCCCGGCCACGGCTCTGTACGATCTTCGATCTTTAAACCAAGAAGGTCTAAGCCCTCCATATAGGTTTCTTCCCATTCTCTTCGGGAAGCCTTGTCATCCTCATAAGCAGAGATTAGCTCAGAGCCAATAGCGCCAAGCTCAACCTCATCAATATACTCTGCTAGGTTAGAGTCAAACTCTACTGGTAGATCTTCTGCGCTAGGATCGAAATCAATAATGACCCCACCATCGTCAGTCTCCACTGAAACCGAATCGGGGTTTTCAATTTCAACAACAAGCTCTGGCGCTTCCTGTAAACGATTTTGAATATCCGCAACCTGTAGCGGATCAAGCGATTTATCTACGGCCATAAATAACCTCGTGTTTTACAGAGTTTAAACGCCTTAGTAATAGTTAGCAATCCTTCTAACATCGTCTACTTGCGCCTCATCGTGGTCAAGTGCAATGAATCCACCCTGCCTAAATCTAAGCAACGCCTGTGTCGATGAGTCAACTAAGTCATCATGGTCGCCCACAGGAAAGGAAGCAAACTGCTCAACCACTTCTTCTGCCCATCTCTTCTTGGGTGCCCATACAACTCCTGATGCGAAGAAGTCAGCGATAGCGTTAACTCGTGATATTTTATCATTGCCACGGGAAGGTGTGTATTCCGTTACTGGTATTCCCATCGAGCGAAGCTCGAAAATTAATGGCGCACCTGCGGCCTTGGCTTCCACGATAAACGCATCGGGTTGCCATTCCTTATACATATCAAAGGCACGCTTCTTTAACTCAGGGAACTCTAGTCTCTCCTGTAAGGCATCAAGCAGGATAATGTTGGGAGCAGATTGTCCATCATCGTTATCGGCATAGAACACGCCCCACGTTGTACAAGCCGAGTAGTCAGCTCGTTCGTGTTTCATAAAGGCCGTATCCCAAGACTGGATAATAAAGTGGACATAGGGAGGAGCTGATTGCTCCCACATCTGCCACCAATCCCTTTTAATGATTGCCGACTCTTCTGAGGTAGGTTGCTGTTGATACTGCGCTTCCCACTTCGCTATAGGCAATTCAGCTTTAAGCTTTTCTAATTCTTCAACCGGCCAGTAGTCGGGCCATAGTGATCTACCTGAAGGAAGTATTGCCGGTAATTCGATGACTTCCCATTCATCCATACCCTCTCTTGTGATAGAATCACGTAGTATCTGACCGCAAAGATCTTTCTGACTCCAACGAGTCATAACGATTATGATTGCACCTCCGGGTTGTAAACGCTGGCGAGGGCCAGAACTAAACCACTCGTAGGTACTATCAAAGACTTTAGGATCAGCTTGCTGACCTTGTTGTTCAGAATGGGGATCGTCAATGACGAGTAGATCCGCACCACGACCTGTGACTGCGCCACCTACACCCACGGAGAAATACTCTCCTCCCCCTGATACATCGAATCGACCAGCCGCTTTAGAGTCTGAGGTAAGTGATACGCTGGGGAATACGTTATCATACTCCTCACTGTTGATCAGGTTACGAACCATACGACCAAACCTAACAGCAAGCTCGGCGGTGTGGGATGCCATAATGATTTTCTTATCTGGAGATCTCCCCATGATCCACGCTGGCAACAACCAAGAAGTCAACTGACTCTTACCCATACGAGGAGGCATATTAATAATTAGCCTCTTAAGCTCACCAGAAGCGACTCTCTCGAATGCTTTAGCCATCTTGACATGATGATGCCCTTCTATAAAAGCGGGCCATACAGAAGCACAGAAGTCCAAGAACGAGTCCTGACTCTTCTCTCTATTAACCGATACCTCTAAATCACCCATCAACTTCACTACTTGCTTACGAGTTGTCGGATCAAGAGACAATAGTTTCTCAGGAGTCAGGTTAGACTTAAGCTGTTTAAACTGTTCTTGCGTATCCATATACCGCCCTATAGTATAGTTATCGCCTTGCTAATGGAAGGCAGTCCCCCCATCGGGTATAACACCACCCGATACTGGTCGGGGGGTTCCCTAGCTCCCCGACCACTCCTCAATAAGAAGCTCGTTGTAGCCATAAGTGAGCCACGCTTACTCCGAAAGGACGAGAATCCTTTGGCTGTCAACCATTATAACTCAGGTACGTCTTACATCCAAACTGTCAACTAACATTTAGTTAACAGAAATGGTTTTTAATTTATATATAATTTTTGTGGGGTGTAAACCAGAAAATAAACTGTGGTTTACAGGGGTGGGGGTTTGTAAAGTGAGAGTGTTCGACTGTCAGAATTTGTATATATAGGTATACGTGGGACTCCTGCGCATAATGCGGGTGGTCCGGGGTGCTGCACAACGTGTAAACGCATCGCCCGTGGGACTCCTAGGCATAATGCACGCTAGTCCTGCGCATCATGGGATAGCAAACCGTTTAAACGATCCAATATCACCGTAGGTGAGTCTACTTGCTGCTCCACTACGTGCTGTTGCTCCACATAAAGACGGGAGGCTTTGCCTCTGTGGTGCTCTGCTTGGATAGCTGCGCTGTATTGCCCAGCAGATTTAGCCTCATCCCGAAGGGAAGCCAGCGATTCGAGGTGATCGGAGAGAGAAAGCGCTCTTTCTTCCTCCAATTCCTTAGATCTACGATCTATTAGCTCCATAACGTCCTCTCTTTTAACCAACTTACTCCCCAGCTTTGCTGGGTGACCTGTGTATCCCGCCATACGTACCGCATCACTCTGTGTGTGGCCTTCGGCTACGTACCGAGCAAACAAGCGTTCTTTCACCGATGTATGTATATGAGGCATAGCGCGATTCAATGCAAAACTTATACGTAGTATAAAAACTTATTGGAATAAAAAATAGTTGACAAAGTTTAAACGATATGAGCTTAGTGTAATGGCAACTGAGCGGCGGAGCTTCTCCATCTCCAGTAGCCCGATAGGTGTAGGCCACCTCCCCACGGATCTTGGGGTGCATCATGTTAACGGCGATGTGATGTTACAGCGAAGCTGAAAGGATGTCGGAACTGGGGCGTAGCGGTCCTTCGAGTCTCCCTCGATACCGCCAAACCAGTGGACAGCGTAGCTGAAATGTTGCGTGGCATAGGAGATATGCCTCATGTCCGAGTAGCTAAGATTTCATCTTAGAGAGGCTTACGATAACGGTAGGCCACTACGAGATTAGATCTTGCTTGTTTTACAAGTGACAACCGTTTAAACTAGAGTTTCGCAACAAGGAGTTATCCTATGGATAAGATATACAACGACCGAGAGCAGTGGTTAAACGCTGCCATCATCTTGCTCATTAATGAGCTGTTCACACTTGCTGGAGTCCAACCGGCTGAATGGGAGTCGAAGAGATACGCAGTATCTTGTGGCTTCCCTATTGGATACAGAGGATCACGTACTGGCAAGGTGACCCTTGGTCAAGCTTTTGACCCCGCCACATCGTCTAACGGCACCGCTGAGATGTTCATCAACCCCATCATGGATGATGTGATCGAGGTACTGCTGGTGCTGCTGCACGAGATGGTTCATGTCCTAGTGGGTAACCATGAGGGACACAAGGGGCGTTTCGCAGTGGTTGCCAAGGCAATGGGTTTAACCACCCCGCTGACGGCTTTGATGAGTGCCGAAGGCAAATACAATGCTACTGAGGAGCTTATCGCTAAGATTCGAGAGATTGCCGAAATACTCGGAGAGTATCCACACTCGAAGGTTGACCCCCAGATGCGAAAGAAACAAGGCACCCGAATGCTTAAGATCTCTTGCACTGATTGCGGTTTTACCGCAAGAGCTTCTGCTAAATGGGTATCTTTGATACACAGCAATTCACCCTGCCCAGTGTGTTCATCAGCTACGCTGGTCACTGAGTAACGTTTAAACAAATCGCAACAAGGAGAACATTTCATGTTCGATCATTCTAACAAAATTCCACCCCATTCACTAATGAAAATCACCGATGCGCTGGAGTTAATCCAGCTTGGTGACGCTCCCAACGCCATCCAATCATCAGCGCTTAAACTGCTAGCAGTACGCTACGGCAAAGGCACGATGACTGAGCAAGAGATGATCAACCTATGGTTGAGCGGTCCCGATGCTGGTCAACCTGTGGTTGATGAGTCAAGCATGGCAGCCGCTGTAGTACAGCTCGAAGAGACGATGACCAAGAAGATCCAGCCCCAGCTCGAAGAGATTCGAGAACAGGTAGGCAAGACGGTCAAGACCGAGCTTACCATCACCATAGGTGACTACAGCAAAAACCTTGGCACTGAAGCCAAACACTACGTGTTCGAGAAGGTACTGATCAAGATTGCAGCACGTTTAAACGTTTACCTCCCCGGTCCTGCTGGATCCGGCAAGACTACGATTGCGGAGCAAATAGCCGAGGCGCTTGATCTTCCCTTCTATGCCTACGGTGCCATCGGCATGGCCCACGAATTCGAGGGATTTATGAACGCTCAAGGCAACTACGTTGAATCGATGCTTTACAAGGCATTCAAGAATGGCGGGATGGTGCTGTTCGATGAGATGGACGCTTCCAACGCTAATGCGTTGCTTCGTTTAAACGCTATCCTAGCCAACAAGATCGCAGCATTCCCCAACGGGGAGATGGTCAAGAAGCATCCAGACTTCGTAGTCATAGCAACAGGCAACACGTTTGGACATGGAGCAACAGCGCAGTACGTAGGACGTAACCCGCTAGACGGTGCAACGCTCGACCGATACGTCAACATCCCTATGGGATACGATGAGGAGCTAGAGCGCAGCATAGCTGGCAACGATGCATGGGTAGACTTTGTTCAAGCAGTGAGGCACGTAGCAGAGGAACACAAGATGCGCTACATCGTCAGCCCAAGAGCGAGCATTAACGGAGCGATACTGATCGCTGCTGGTGACAACGTGGATGACATCAAAGATGAAACCATCTTCAACAAGGGATTCAGCGAAACCGATCTTGAAAAGATCAACACTGATCCACGAGTAATCAACGCTGGAATCGCACTTAACGACAGCCAAGCAGTAGCTTAAGGAGTTTAAACATGGCAAGACGCAAGCAAGGACAGACATTGACAGTCGAATCTACATACGGCGAAGTAATCGACAAGATGCGCACTGGTGTCCTAAAGGACAACGACATGAGATCATCTAAGACTAGTGACAAGTCATTTACTGGCACCGACACATTTGATGAAGCGGTACACCTAGCAGTCAACGGATGGGATGAGGGACGCAGCGAGCTAGCACAGAGCGCAGAGTTTGCATCGGCGCTGGTACAACAGATCGACCAGCCAACGTGGGAGTTTGCTCCTTCTGGAGCGATGCCTCACATCCCAGCGGCAGCGGCTGGAGTGCCTGACAACATGATGACCCTCTACGAGAACGACACCAATCGCAAGATGCCTATCGTGACAATGTATGTAGACATCGGAGCAACGTGGAACACTACGACCGAAGCGATGATACGAAGAGGCGGGGCAATCGTGGCTCTTGTAGACCAGATCGAAGCAAGCGGCAAGCGAGTGCAGATCGTGGCAACGAGTGCAACGGAGACTCACGGAGTGAAGTTTGATGGAGTCAACACAAGCAAGCTGATCCACAAGATCACCATCAAGGAAGCCGGAGAGCATCTGGACATTGACAGAGTGGCATTCGCTACAGCTCACCCAGCGATGCTCAGACGGATATGGTTCAGGCTTGTGGAGATCCATGCAGATGGCATCGTGTCTGGATATGGCAACGTAGGCAAGCTTAAGGCTGAAGACATCGAGTCCAACGCAATGTATGTCCCTCCGATGTACGGAGACGATGGATACTACAGCGAAGAGGAAGCAGTCGAGACTGTTCAAGGACTCTGGAGGGAGGCGACCGAAGGGGAAACCTTTGAAGCCGCGTAACGTTTAAACACAAACGGATTACACTTGACAACCAACTAAACAATCGGGTTACAATGGTAACCTATTCGCAACCGCAACAAGGAGAACATTATGTTCACTACTTATATGACCGATGGCGAAACGCCATCAACGTGGGCCGATCACCAGATCGGAGAGGCAATAACCGAGATCATCTTCGCAGTGCGTGATGATAGCAACACGAGCCTCGAACAGAAGAAGCGCATGATTACTGCGCTGATTCGTAGGCAGAACGCTTTGCTTGACAAAGCAGAAGCTGACAGGCTTTGGGATAGCCCAGAGCATTTCTTCAGCCGAGTACCCTTGGCTTAACCTTTCGCAACAACAGGGGGGGCTTGTCCCCCCAAGGAGAACACGATGAAAATGGAAGTAGAACTGGAAGTGCCAGTGACCGTGACGGTCAAGGTAGAGATTGACGCTACTAAGTCAGAGATCAGAGAGCTATATGGCCTTGATCGTGATGACGATGTAGAGGATTACTACGTGGACTATGTGAATGATCATCGACACGATGAGATCGTGGATGACATGAATTTGGATTCAATAAATGTATCTTTTGACTCCAGCGCACCATCAAGAAAAATAAAGGTGGATGTCGCTAGTCAAGATATAGATGTAACCGAGGCAGAGGAGGCACGATGAGACAGATAGACATAACAGGCCAAGACGGTAACGCCTTTGCATTACTGGGGTGCGCAAGGAGTTTTGCAAAGCAACTTAATTGGGATGCCAAGGCAATCACAGAAGAGATGAAGGCGGGTGACTACGAACACCTACTCGACACGTTCGAGAAGCACTTCGGATCTTTCGTTGAATTAGTAGGGAGGGATGAAGATGACGATTAAAGATTACACTGTTATCTGCGAGACAGATGAAAACTATCAGACAGAATATGTTTTTTCAGCAGAAAGTTTCCACGATTGCAGGGTTCAGGCCAAGGAACACGGGTTGATGGGCGACAAACCTCTGCGGGTAGAGCGAACAGAGATCTACTATGGCAATTCGGGGGAGAGAACGTGGAAAACAAGCGAGGGATTTTGATATGACGGTGAGTGATAAAAAAGAAACGCCGGATTGGTCGAAAGAAGAGGCTAAAGAAAATGTCAGGTCAATGTGCTCACGATGCGGCCAACCGCCTAGGGCGTATGAATGCCGGACTTGTGGCAGCACAACTCATCACTACGAGGAATTTTAATATGAAGATAACGTTTAAACAGCTAACCAAATTTATTTATAACCTGCTGGGCCTATCAAGCTGGGTTCTTGCCAACTTATTTATGGGATACACAGGCTTTGTATTCATCGAGCTAGGCGACACGCTATCCACGATCATGGGTAGCTGTATGCTTGTGGCAGTCTCAGCAAGTTTTGTAATGCTGATACTGTACACGTTTTATTTAACCAAGAAGGGAAGCGCATGAAAGTAACAAGACAATCAATGGCGAGCGGTAAAACCCGCACGAAAGATCTTCCGATAACCCCTGTTCAGTATGTAAAATACATACGAGGAGAAGGTCATGTCCAAGACATCATGCCTGACCTCCCTCCAGAGGATCGTGAGTTCCTCATCAGTGGGGTTACTCAGGAAGAGTGGGAAGAGTTATACGGTAAGAATGAAGACGATGAATGAACAACGCAGACCGGAGGATTGATGGCTCGTTTAAACAAGGAAAAGAAACCCGGATTCCACCGGCAATTTCTCACACTAACCAACGGAGTAGCACCGTTCAAGTCAGCAGACAAGGCTGGCGAAAGTAAAGAGCTTGAGGATCAGGTCCAAAAGTTCTTGGATCAAGGCGGCAAGATCGAGCAAGTGGAGGAGGGCGCAAGCAAGTACCAGCCGATCAGGAACAAGAAGCAGATGAAGGTTAGCGCAAGGGCGCACTTCAGCAACGCTCAACGTAACGCTACGGCAAAGGTTTCAAACACCAGAAACCGCAGCAAGTGGTACTAGTAAACTAAAAAAACGTTGACAGTTCTAAACACCCCGCTTATTGTGGGGGTTCCTTCGCAACAGGAGACAAGCATGGCAAACAAAAACCCTCAGTTCTGGGGTGAATCAGAGTGCAGAAACTGCGGTCTGGTTTTCCAATACCGATACACACAGAAGAATGGCTTCTATTGTTCACGGCAATGTTCTGGTGAACACATAGGTAAGGAGCGATTCCAGAAGGGTACGGACTACCGATCACGGACTATCCGCAAGTATCTATTTAGAGAGCGCGGCAAGCGGTGCGAGGTGTGCGATCAGGTTAGGGTCGCAAAGGGGCTGGAGATTCACCACGTTGATGGAGATCCTACCAACAACGGACGAGAAAACCTCCAAGTAATATGTTTGGAGTGTCACGAATTATCACACAACCATGACGCATCAAAGCTCTCGGCTAGTGGACGAGCTAGATGCAATAACGCAACATCGTTTAAACGTAAAGGAGAAGCAGCATGAGAAGCATGATGGACTTAGTGGAAGAAATACAGGATGAAACCTTGAACGAATCAATCAGGCGATCATTCGATCAGTTCAGAAGACCAGAGGAATTGTACTACGCATTCCAAGCGGCAGTGGCAGCTTGCAGTGAAGCCTCTCAGGAGATCCTTGATGGATCAGATGAAGAGCTTCGTAAGTTTGTCTTAGGGTATCAGGTGGAGATGATTATTGATGCTTTCGACAAGCGCTTGAAGGAGCTTGCACAATGAATGTGGATGAAAAGAAAACATACAACATCACAGGTATATCAGAGGAAGAGCATCGGCTTCTGGTGCTTGCCTTAGATTACTACATCGACAGCGTGACGCAGGGTAATGATGTGCAGTGGGCGCAAACGATAGCGATGGGGGTGAGGCTTAAGCACCTACTAATGGGGACGCTTGATGAACGGTGATGATCTAACCAAGAAACTTAAGTTCTTTCTTAATCACCAGCTTGGTGAGAAGTGGGCGATCAATGCCGACATGGACATCTTGAACAACCAAGAGGGAGGAACAATAACAATCCATGTGTGGGGTTTAAACAAGAACCCCAAACAATTCAAATCAATTCGCAACAAGGAAAACATATGAGTGATGTAACTTCAGCCCCGGTATTACAAGCAAACATCGTGAAAGGTAAGCCGATTCTTTTGACAGGCGGCTCTCACCTTATCGGCAATCTGAACATAAAGTATGGTGAGCTTGTGCGCTTGTTTGGGAAGCCGCAAGAGTGTGACGATAGCAAGGTTGATGTGATGTGGGAGCTTGAGTTTGAGGATAGCTACGACCTAAGTACAGGTGAGAAAGACTCAACGCTTGCACCTACAAAGGTCAGGATCGACATACATAACTGGAAGGATGGCCCGAACTATGGCGGCTATGACGTAAGAGATATTATCAGTTGGACTATCGGGGGTAATTACGTAAGGGATGTGTTTGTTTTAATCAGGTACTTGGAAGATGCTAACGTTGATTTTAACGCAATCGTTCCAACGTTTATGGTTGAGCAAGCCCAGAGAACAGAAGGATTTAAGGGGTCACCAAATGGATCTGTTAAGTTCGTTTAAACATCAAGCCGGTCGCATTATGCGATGGGTTTTAACTGCGCTTTGCGCAATGGTGTATCTGTACATTCACGAATTAGATTTTCGTGATCAGTGCAGATTGGATAAGCAATGTGTTTCGCAACATTTAAATGGAGAAAATAGCTATGACTATTAATGTAAAAGAACTTGCCACGCAAGCAAAAGAAATCGGTATGGACAACATCGTGAAGGCGCTAGAAAAGCAAGCCGCTAAGTTGAGGAAACAGGATGAGTCTTCTCAGAAGATTGCAGATCTTGTGGATTCAATACTTGAACTTGTTGACACTGATAAGGAGAAAGCATGAGCAACGTAGTTAGTCTGGACGATTACCGTCCAAACCAATTCTCTAAGGATAGCGCGGTCACTAGGCCGCGCTTTAAGAACGTGCTTAAGCGTATGAATATCGGAGCTGTAACACCCAATGCGGTGGAGCAGCTTCTTCAAGCTCACGAGACAACGGCAAGAGCATACGTTGAACACCTGTTCGCTCGATTCGATTCGGGCGACTGGGGTGATGTGTGCGAGGAAGACTCCAAGATAAACGAAGAGAGCGTGTCGGATGGCTCTATGGTGATGGGTGTGTACCCGATACACCAGAACACACCAGACGTAAAGGTTTGGCTCGTCTTGGATGGTGGTCACGAAACTGCAACCGTACTAATGCCAGAGGATTACTAATGAACCTACCGCCTTGGAGCGATGCGGCTGTAGAGATGTACAAGCAAGGAAAGTCTCTTCGAGTAATCGGGGAGACGCTTGGTATGTCGATCACGCCAATACGAGAACAACTACTACTGCGTTTAAACGCTGAAGGATACTACCACCTACGATTTAACAAGCCTGAGTCTGAAAAAACCATACGGATTAAGGATGCTTTAAGGAACGGAGATCGTGTTGCAGACATTGCGAAACAAGAAGGGTGTTCGCGCAACTGGGTTTACAAAGTAAAGAATGGTGTGCATAGGACTGTGGACAGGCGCATCAAGAATCTTGCAGACAAAGACTACATAGACAAGAAGCTTGGTATGCCAGAGATGACACAGGAACGGCGCAGTAAAGAGATTGAAGAGATAGAGAAGTTGTTAAGGTAACTCGTGGGGGAAAGGGTTAGGGGGGTGGTGACCTCAGACCTAAATTCCTTCCGCTCTCACTATAGGTATTCATATGCCTTCTCCTGAGAGCGGTTAAACCAGAAATAGGGGGGATGAAGCGCGGCCCCACGGCCTAGCTGATAGGTTTTCATGCCGCCAATCCCCTCGCTCACCACACATATTTACTTTGCAACATGATAGGAATGTAACGTGAACACCCACAAGAACATGACAGGGGCTACGATCTATGTCCTGTTTAAACAAAGCGAAATTGTTTATGTTGGACAGAGCATTAACCCTTACAGTCGGATAGGCCAACACACAAAAGACAAAGACTTTGATCACTTCAGAGTTATGCCTTGCCTGAAAAATCGCATGACCTATTGGGAAGATTATTTAATCTACAAGTACCAGCCCAAGTACAATGTTCTGGGAAAGAAGAAAGGCAACCGCGCAATTAAACAAGTGGCTAAAGAAGATCCGAGGATCGAGTACGAGTGTGAGCCGTTGTTCATCAACAATTCTCACAACATAGGCTATAGTTATGTGTCATCCACAGGGTCACGGTTAGTGATTGATAGTGGTCGCACCTTTCAATCCAATGTCTTGATGATCAGCGATCCGATACGTGCATGATACGTGCATGAGTTGAGGACAACTTATACGATCTACAACTTTTCTTGTAGCGTTTAAACGGAGCACTATTCATTACACCACGAGTCACAACAATACTGCTGTTGGTCATAGCGCTTCCGTCACAATACCACCCGTCACAATAACACCGCTGTTGGTCATCAGTTTAAACGGCGCACATCTCATTACACCGCAGGTCATAATAATACCGCTGTTGGTCATAATTTATTGTGAAGGGTTGGCTCAAATAAAATTATGAGTAGCTCATTAGCCTGTCATGTTGTGACCAGTGTAGTAAGTTCCATCTTTATAGTTGTACTTCAAGTCAACCGTTCCCACCATACCGCTTTGCTTAAAGCGTATCTTCTTCACATGGATTCGGATGTCATTAGAGTCTGGCGTGAAGTCCCTCTCAACAATCAGGATGTTGTCAGCTTTGTTATAAAAGTTAGCTGACCCCGCTATGTCATAAGGCTCTGGTACAGGGAACGTTCCATCTGCATTACGTCTTAGCTTTGCGGGGTGAGCAACCAGCCACACATGGCACTCGTTATTTGCCGCCCACCTCTTTAGCTTCGCTAGCATCTGAGAAACGTATTCGGTTTCTGTCCACCCGCTAGGCCGCTTATGCTCAAACTCATTATATGGATCAAGGACTAACCCTCTTACCTTTGAGTACCTCTGCACGCAAGCAGTAGCATTGTCTAAACACCAATCTATAGTCGGAGCCTCATCGTCCGATCTGATCCAGTAATAATGGTTGCCTATGAATGAAATTGCATTGGCCCATTCACCATCATCCATCTCTCCTCCAGCAAATGTTTTCCAAGCTGGCTTCCCCACATACTTGGCAGCAATTTTATTGATGTGATCATCAACAGGATTCTCGAATGAGCAAACAGCAAATCTCCAGTCATGGTCTTTAGCTAGGTTTAAACAGATCTGATCTAGGAATTCTGACTTGCCAACTCCGGGTGCGCCGGAAACTATCGTGAGTTCTCCGGGCCTTACCCTGTAGTTCTGACTAAGGGCAGAGATTCCAACATCAATACCCATCCGAACATCACCCTTCAATAATGCGTAAGCATCTTCCACATAGTTACGTGTTTCTTGTAACGCTTTAAGCGGCCAAGGCTCTGCGCTATCAACAAACTCTGCTAACTTTTCCTTTCCATACCCGACCAATACATCATTAGGATCTTTGCATCCTTCGGGCCACACCACTCTCCAACATCTTGACCTACCCAACCTACGCGCCAGCTCATTGCGCATGATAAGACCAACCTCGTCACCATCATTCAATAAAACTATTCGTTTAAACGTTGACAGCGAATCGTTTAGCTCATCGATCCACGGGATCTTGTGATCACTTGCTCCATCAGGTAGTGAGATAACGTTAGTAAATCCCGCTTCCATAACTGACAGCGCATCAACCTCGCCCTCTGTTATGATCAGCGTTTCGTTTTCTGGATCGACTAAGTTCCATAGGTATGGCAAACGAGATCCGTTTTTTACCTGAGTAAACTGCTTATCAATCGTGCGAAACTTAACGTTAATTGTTTTGCCATCAGCATCTCGATGAACAAAGGCGATTGCCTTCTTGTTCTCACCATTAATGAATGCCTCTCCAGCCTCAACTCCCGCCAAGTCTGTTATCTCTTTAGATATTCCTCTCTTCTCAAACCATTGAGCTATCTTATCGTTAATCCCTTGAAGCTCTGGTATCTTGGGTTTCTCTTTCTGTTTAAACGGACTGTTGTTCATAGTGTTTCTCCATACATTCCCTTCCCAATCACAGTGATGGCAGCGCCATTGCGCACCCTCAAAATCTATTGACATGGAAAGGCAATACTCGTTGCGATTTTTCTTGCGTGTGTGTGAACATTGGGGGCAAAGCATTTTCTTCTGCCCCTCGTTTAAGTCTGTAGGATTAAAGCCCTCAGATGTAAGCTTGTCCCAAAAGTCTGGCGCACTCACGGTGCTGTCTGAAAGACTGTTCTCCCAGACTCAGTAACCCTTCGGCCTAAGTCATCTCGATCAAGATCTCGCGCTGTCTTAGCGTCCATCTTGGTTAGATAAGCTGACGTACTTATGTACCAGCGCTTACGTGTCTTGGGATCAGCATCGTATGTCAGCCAGTCATCCCTCGATTGAAGCACTGCATCTAAGTTCGGTATGTTTTTGAAAGCCTTTTGCCAACGTGTGTAGTCGGCCTCGTTAAGTTTGATTGTGTTCCCTTTGAACATCATTTCCTCCTGTTGCGAATTGAAAATGGTCGAGGTTCCAGTGTACTACTGGTTCCTGATCTTGTGAATCGTTTCTGTCATTTCTTCCACCCCATTCTATAGAATCTGGCGGTGTGCTTAAGTCAAGGAACCCTATTGATCCGCATGACCACTTCACAATAAGTATTACATCCTTGCCTGTTGCAGTCATAAGCATCTTTGCATTGGCTAGTTTCATTGCCGACAATATGTATGTTGAAAATGTCCCGCACTTATGCGTCCGTACTTTAATCTCTGCAAACCCCTCAACCTTCCCTTGCTCGTTCAAGAAGGTGTAGTCGATTGGGTATTGCCTTGGGTTAGCTTTCGCTTCCACTCCCCAGAGTTCCGAAACCCTTTCGGCAAGCTCTGATTCGTTCTTGCGATCCTTGTCGGATTCATATATCGGTCTACTCATATCAGCTCCTCAGTTGCTTATATTTATAGATAGTTGATTAGATCGGTTGGTGAGAGAAGGACGCTCCCCCCAAACCCCCCACGTTAAAACATGGAGAAGATGGAAAGATCATCCCACTAGATCGGTCGGAGCCGAGCATGGACATTACCAGTAATTTATAACGCGGATTCTGGTCTTACCCCCTTCCGCTGATTCCTTGCTTTTATTAAAATACACACATACACTTGATCGCGCAACCCCTACTAAATTTATACTGTATCGTGTTGCACTCCTTTGTTGCGAAAGGAACGGCCCTGTCCATAGTTCACCTCAGTTAATTATGGGCGGGGTCAACCCTTCGACATCATCACCATCTTCATCAAAGTCTATCTCCTCTATAATCACTTCAGCCCTTGGCGAGATCTTATCAAGGAACCTAGCGCACGAGATTACTTTCACCTGTCTATCGTTTTCGTAGACTAGTCCTTGCAGTGCATCTAGGATCACCGATGGATCTAAATCCTGCCTCCTGCTTGGATAGTAAATTGCGGCGGAGAAAGCCAAGTCACCCTCAAGCATTTTGTTTAAACGAGGCACTTGCATTTGCAAATCTTTCTCGAACTGCAACGCCTTCTTTGATTTTATAAACCGCGGCTTCCCACCAAACGTAACAAGTCTTCTGCTGTTTGCCTTTGATGCAACCTCACCATGAATTATATGCTTGACCTTTCTTTTTATTCGTGTTTCTATCGTACACCTACCTTTCGCAACAGGGTTATCAATGCAATACACTAACAAGTTAAATCTGCCCGCGCCAATAGTTGAAGCTGTTAAGCGCGACACCTATTCAAAAGGCAAGGCAAGTTACTCAGCCACCGGCCTACTCAGGCCACCACAAATGGCAGCTCTCTATGACAGTTATTCAGACTTCATATCAAAGGATGTGTCTCAGGAGCTGTGGACGCTGTTTGGGAGCGCTGTTCATCTTATCCTTGAAGGTACCAAGGCTCCAGAATACGTCACTGAGGAGCGCTTATACTGCTCTGTAGAGGGTGTTCGGTTATCTGGGCAGATAGATGTTCAACACATACAGCCTGATGGTTCGAGGGTATTGCAAGACTACAAGACACGAAAGGCATACGGAGTAATGAACAACGACTCCGATGAGAAGCAACTAAACATCTACCGCTACATTGCAATGCAGAATGACATTGAGGTGAGTGGTCTACAGGTAATCAACCTGATCAAAGATTGGTCGCGCCACGAAGCAGAGCGCAGGGAAGGATACCCGCCCAATGACATATACATACAGGACGTACCAATTTGGTCAGACCAAAAGATCAAATCGTTTGTAGAGGAACGCATACGCTTGCACGAGGATGCAGCTAAAGGCAATGCGATTCTTTGCACAGACGATGAGAGATGGCTGCGTGACGAGAAGTTCGCAGTTATGAAGGAAGGAAGAAAGCGTGCGGTTCGCGTGTTTGATTCTATGAAAGAAGCAGAGGTCTTTATCACTGCGCAGAAAGATGCCGACAAACATATTGTCGATCACCGTAGGGGTCAGCCCACAAGGTGTATGTCGTTTTGCGATGTCAGAGATTTCTGTCCACAATTCGCAACGTTTAAACAGGAGAATACTTTTGAGTGATAACAAACTTCTTGAAGCAATCGGCTTCATGGAATCCTTGCCGGACTCGGACAAGGTGGATATTGGCGGGAAGCTATACGCACAGGTTACTACTCGTGTCGTTGCATTCCGCAAAGCTTACGGAGATCAAGGCCGAATAACGACAACGATTCATGTGTCTAACGAGAATCGCGTACAGATAGAGGCTCGCATCTACGTCAGGGATGGCAACACTTGGCACTTAATCGCTAATGATTGGGCCGAGGAGTTTAGGTCTGATGGATTTATCAACAAGAAATCAGCAACGGAAAACTGTGCTACATCAGCAATAGGTAGGGCGTTAGCCGCTTGTGGTTTGGGTGGCGGCGAATACGCATCAGGTGATGAGGTAGAGTACGCCAAGACAGACAAGGCTGAGATCGGATCTGGCAAGGCCAAGGTTGAGAAGAAGGAACCCGCTGCAAAAAAGACTGAAGAGGCAAAGCCAACGCCTAAAGAAGTACAGGCAGAGGAACCCAAGACAGAGGAACCCAAGGCAGAAGAGAAGCAAGAAAAGGTAGCGTCTTCTGAGTGGCCGACTAAACTTAGGACGCAGCTCAACGCACTTAAGGCGATGCACACACATCACCAGATGGTGTACCACGTAAAGGAACACGCAGAGGAATGGAAGAAAACATACGGCGGCACACCCGCTTATGATTCATTTGTCGGCGAGATAACCGCGCTGATTCAAGCGCAACAAGAACTAGAAAATAAGGAGAGTTTTTAATGGCTTACGAAATCCGAGAACTGGACTGTAATTTGTTTCCTAATGATAGGAAGCAAGAGTCTTGGCACGCTGACTTCAACGGAAAGTTGCTAGTCAATGGCAAATACTACTACGTAAACCTTATGGATAAGCGAGAAGACCCGCAGTCCAAGGTATCTTTTAGGCTGACACTTAAAGAATCTGGAGAACCGAAGCAAGCCCCACGATCTAGCGGTTTTGAATCGGATGATTTAGGATTATGAGTAGGGTAAAAGGATATGCGATGGATCTTGAAACCACACTGGAAAAGGCCGAGGTAATTAGCCTCGATGCTAGGAGACTTGCAAATCGTGTAGGGATACACATTGATACGCAAGTTGAAAACAACCTTGATTCAGAATCATTGGTGGAAATAGACAAGCGTTTAAACGATCTACTTCAAAGCGTTGAAGACCTGAAGCAGATTAACGATAAGCTAAAAGATCTAGTCGATGACATCGAACGAAAAGGATTGGTCTAACAAAGTACGCAGCCAGAGATACCTTGCACACGTAAGGGATCATGGCTGCTTAATCTGTCAACGCCCAGCACAAGCACACCATTTAACGTTCACCGATAAGGACAACCTTAGAGGCATGAGGCGCACGAGTGATGCAGACACAGTACCTCTGTGTGACGATCATCACAGGCATCTCCATGCTTATGGGAACGAGCAACGTTGGTGGGCTATGCAGGGCATAGATCCTTTAATGTTTACAACCGCAACATGGAGCGAATTTAATGAGTGAAAACAATTACCCGATAACCCAAGAGGAATACAACCAAATCGAGGAAGAGTTTGGCGACTACCGATTCAACCAGTATTGCATCCTAGTAAGACAGGAAGACGGTGGTATCGGAGTCTTTGGGGAGTTTCAAGACCCAAAGGATGCCGCAGATTACTACAAATATTTCTTAAGCCACGCCATAGAAGAGAAGGATGTGACCATCCAAATGCTGACTATGGTTTCTCGTTTAAACGATGAGGGCAACGCTTACCAGTTTGATATGGATTTTATGAACCATAACAAAGATGATGGAGAAGATGATGAGTGATGCAGATAGAATTGCCGAACACTTCGAGGCAAAGAAGTATGCGTACCGACAGTCGAGAGATGGCATGGTGCTTTCTTTTATCTTACACCCAGACGATGTGCCTAACGAACTAGCCACGGCAAAAATCGGACAACGATATATGATAGCCTGTGCGCAGATAGGTGAGGATGAGAGGCCGGTTGTGAAAGCAGCAGTTACCAAAGGTGAACGAGCTATGGCTAGGGCCAACTTAATTTGCCGAGAACAAACCTTTCAAGGATGGGTACGTTTAAACAACGAACGTGAAGGCTGGGTTGCCGACACCCCTAATGACGAAGAGCTTGCATCAAATGTAATCAGATCTGTTTGTGGTATTGAGTCACGAAAAGAACTGCTCACTGATGAAGAAGCTCAAGAGAAACTTAAATCTTTTCTCGCGTTCTTTGAAGACGAGGTGAAGGCATGAGCTGGTATACCGAGAAGATAAGAAGACTGCGCAATGATCAAGGTATGTCTTTACAGGTTCTCGCAGACAAAGCAGGAACTACCAAGTCATATTTAAGTCAGGTCGAGAGAGGCCATAGGAAGCCCAGCTTTGAGATTGTTGAGCAAATAGCTACCGCTCTAGGTGCTAGCGTATCAATCCAGCTAGAGGCTCCAGAGCCGCCACGAGCTATGGCTCCGAATCGTCCTCGCCGCCGCTCGATTGCGAGTCAGTTTCTGAATAATACTGAATAATACTTTTCGTTTGTCTTAGGTAACGCTTGATCTCTGCCATGTTGTAGGAGAGATTCTCATAACCTTTAGAGGTCAAGCTGTACCAAACGTTCATTGGTGCCTCACCTTTCTCAAGATCGTCTAAATACTCTTGCATAATTGCTGGTGTCAGAACCGTCCACTCAACAGGCATTGCAGATATTGCTCCCGGTGGTGGCGGATGATACATCGGAGCTTCCTTCACCACAGTTACAACTTCCACAGGCTTTACCTCTGTGGGTTTAAACGACCCGCCCCCTAATAAACTACACCCTGATAGTAAACTAAGAACTAGTCCGACTAATGTTGCGACCATTTTCATAAAATGTTTCCGGGTTGGTTATATCGGTGAGATCTGCCATTACCCGCTTCGTCCCCTTGTTGATTATGTTTTCTATTAGCTTTGGTTTCTTAAGACCCAGCACATTTATATCGTGCTTGGCGAACTTTTTTCTGATGTTCTCAACCTCGATCTGTGCTTGTTGGTTCTCATCACTTAACCTTTCTATTTGCTCAACCATTCTCTGTTGATTGTCGATGGTTTGTTTTAGGTTTTCATTTTGAGATTCAATTGTTCTTTCTAAAAGGTTTTGATTCTGTATTGATTGTTCAAGTTGCAAATGAAACGACTTAATCTCTGCCTGAGACTTATCGTAATACATCTTAAAAGCCCCAGCCGTAATGATTAAAATTGCCCCCAACCCTGCGCTTAACTTAAGCCCCATATTAAGATCCTTTCTTCCATTTCTTAGATGATGACTTAGTTTTGCTAGGACTCCACTTTACTTTATCTGCCCAGTAAGCTGCTGACATCTTCCCTTTCTTAATGTTTTTACCATGCCTTGATTTAAACGCTTTGCGTTGTCCGACTGTCTGGTTAGTCTTGACACCCTGCTGCCCAAAGCGAATGGTCTTTACCTTGTCACCCTCTTTTGCCACGACAACATGGGATTTCTTAGGATGGTTAGGTGTACGCTTGGGCTTGTTAAACCCGCTGACTCCAGCCCTAGATAGTCGAGGATCTTTCTTAGATGGCATTATTTTTTCCTATGAGATCTTGTTTTTGTGGCAATCTTCTTGGGCTGCGCACTGTGCTGCTTACCTTTTTTAGTGTCGGCTCGCTTCTTTTTAGTTGTAGCTGCATACTCTTTAGAAGACAAAGACTTGATTGCTTTTTCTGGTAGATACCGTTCTCCCGTGGCTTTAGATCCCTGAGTCGATGGCTTGCCTGACTTAGTTCGCCACTTTTGTTTTGTCCATTTCTTTAAAGACTTTTGTGATTTCTTTAAAGCCATTAGTTTTTATAACCTCCACCTTTGGCTTTGTATTGTTTGGCAAGCATCTGTGCTTTTCGAGCTGACCACTGACCAGACTTACCACCTTTCGATCCTGCCTTGATCTTATTAAACAGCGTCTTCCTCATGGCTGGCTTAGTGTAATTACCAGCTTGATTTACTTTAGATTTTGCTTTCTTTTTTTCTGCCATGTTTAAACTAAAACGTTAATATTAGTCGGGGATTTTCCCGATTGAAGTTGTATCTTATTATTTTTAGCCACATAAAGTGTAGTGTTTAATTGCTCCACTTTCTGCTTACGTTCTTCAACCTGAAGATCATCCATTAACCTTTGATACTTCTGCTCTGCTACCTGCCGCCAAGCTATTTGGTTGGCAGGGTTTGTTGATCCTACATCCATAACTTCTCCTAGGGTTTAAACATCAAGATAGCTAGACCAACTACAATTCCAGCGGCAACCAAGCCTGTAATTATAATCACTGTTATTAATATAATACGTTGGACTAACTCTGCCCGTTGTTTTTTCTGCTGGGCCAGCATCTCCATGTGTCGCTTGCGTTTTGCTGCTTGGTCAGCCTTGGCTTTCACATAGGTTGTGTGAAGAGCCGGATCGACCACTATGAGCATATTCTCAAGATCCTTTTCGTACCGCTCTTGCTGCCTACGCATCATAGAAATTTTGAGCAGATCACTATGGCTGACATTAACAAACTTTTCTCTTTCATTTTTCTCAAGATCATCCAAGCCCTGACCAAAATCAAGGATAGCAGACATAACTCTTTGCGCCCCGCCTTGAGCTTCACTGGCACTTTCTATTAATTTGCCAATTTGGTTTAGGATTGCCGCAGCCGCAGCTACGCTTTCGATAATCATGACTCACTCCCGATTATGGTTTGCGAGACATATAAGCGGTAGCTCCGAAATACAACCCTATGATCGAGGCTTGAGAAAGAAAAAGCATATCCGAAAGAGATGAGAGGGTACTAAGTCGCTCCTCTGGTACGAAAGGAAGCAATGGTAAAAGAGAATAAAGTACCATAGAAGCCATAGCTACCCACGCTATACGCCTTTGTGAATCTTGTTTCTCTTCCCTAAGATCTAGCTCGATCATCTGAGTAGCACGCTCTAATTCTTCATCGCTTACTGTGCCATCGTTATCGATGTCATACTTAGCCCAGACAGAATCATGCTGAAGTTTCTTTGTCATACCCTCTCCTTATCTTGGAGCTTGTAATACGCAAGATAATCTTCCCACCGAACAAATCTTTTTTCTTCAGCAATATAGAATAAACTTTCATACACTTTCACAACATCAGTCCCAAAACTTTTGATTAACGCCAGCCATTACTGGCTTGCAATATGCCGTTATGTTGTGCTGTTTAATTCCTCCTCTACACCTAGAGTCTCTACAGTTATGCTCTATCCAGTAGGCAAACTGTTGACAACGATGTATATCCCTAAACAGCATACTATCGGCTCCTTCTACCACATTACCTTCGATAACCGTTATTAGCATAAAAGCTAAAACTGCACCTTTCATTCAAATTGTGTATAAGATTTACCGTCAAAGACTAAGGATTCGTTTCTGTTTTCTCCTGCTGATACATACGAAACATGAATCCACCCACTGTTGGGATCTATCCCGTCATAAAACTCTAAGATAAGCTGGTCATAATCCAAGTTATCTTTAATCCAGAACGCAACCTCTTCGTTGTCTACGCTTGGTAACTCAAAATCAATCGCCTGTCCTTTGCAGTGCTGGCTGTTAGGGTTGCCCCCAACCTCTGCATTCAGATCAGGGCAGCGATACCCACTGTTAGGTATAAAAGGTACGCCATAGTGAACCCTGACCGGCTCAACCACATACTCTAACACGCGCTTTAGGTTTTCAAGATGCTCGCCTGTAGCCATATTGTCTATGCCTTTACGAGTAGCTGTCTCGCTACGGCAACATTCAGCTAATGTAAAATGATCACTTAATTTAGTCACTGAAACGCTCTTTATCGTCAATTCGTCTTATAACTCCACGAGTAATTGCGCCAGCATTTGTTAATGCCCTCTGCATCTCATCGTATTCAGACAACGTTTGTTGGTAATTTTGCATTCGCCTTCTGCGCTCTGCGGGAGTAATGCTTTGATCTCTAGCTATCCTTTTAATGTTACTTGTAACTTTACTTCTCTCTCTGTCAATGTAATACAAAGACACCCTGATTTGTTCCGGGTCAATATTGATAACGTTTAAACCAATCATTCGCAACAGTGCCTGATTAACCGAGTCAGGCTCAAGACCTGTGGGCTTTCTAGTTCCCGATGTTGCATCAAACAATTTTTTAACTGCGCCATAGTCTGTGTTTAAAAACCCCGGCAGTATGTATTGGTTTGCCGCCCAATAAAAAGCATCAGTTAATTTGCCTCTATTATAAAACGGCCTTTCTTCTGCGTTTGCAATCCACCAAGGATCATGCGCATTAACTATTGGTTGCTCGGTAAATGGATCTTTGTTGTAAAGAACCCCGCTTACTAAAGACCAAGCCGGACCACCAAACATACCAAATGTTGAAGTCACATCTGACAGCTCAAATCCACCTTGAGTGTAGTCTCGTTTTCCAGCAACAGCTTTTCCTGCATCTATCATTTTAGAGCCTATGCCAGTAAACGCACCCCACGGATATAAAAAGCTAGTATCTAAAAACTTTAATCGGCCCTTATCATCTCTATAAGGAAGAGGCATTAGTCCGGGGTTGCCCCTCAAGTAATCAGGAACAGACGCTTTAATCGCTTCGTACTCATCATCGTCTATGTCAAATGCAGACATCATTAAATGTGGCATTGCATAAGAAAGAGCAACATATGGCGCGAATTTAAGCGGGTTATTAATAGCAGTCTTCATTAAGACCGGAAGAACCTTGTACTGGAAAGTAATAAAAGGAATACCAAAAGGGCTAGTCCTTGTCTTCCTAACCCAGCCGGGAACGTCAGAGTAATCAAATAAATACTCTTGCGCTCTAAGAAACGCATCGTCTGCGCTTAACCCTTCACGCTCCATGACATCAATGGCAATCGCTGTCTTGCCCATAACCTCTATGTTCTGATACATATTAGATGCTTTGGTAGCCAGCTTTCCCCAAGCCTTTAGCTTTAACCACCCGTACAAACCTAAATCTTTTGCATCTACACCCCCAAGAAAATCCATAATGTCATCTGACATCTTTACTAGTTCTTGGTCGGCAAATGATGACTGCGTTACACCGCGCTCAACCAATGCCATGTAATGCCTAGCATTATCATAGTCACGGTTGTTGTATGCGCGTATCTCCCCAATAGCTTCAACCATCCTTGGCAACACCTTATAAAAAGGTATGCCAGATAGGTGCATGAGAATCATATTACTGAATGTGTTCCGCGCAATCGTTGGGGGGTTAAGAGGAACCTTTATTGTTTTCCAAACAGCAACAGATTTCTTAAACAAGCTATCCATCTGAACAACTGTGGTATCACCTACATTTGCAATCGCACTAGAAGCAACTACGTCTTCATATATTTCATCTCTAACTAATCGACCAGCAAGCATCCCAAACTTGCGACCAGCCGGAACACGTTTAAACCCTCTGAAGTATTTTGTTCCAGCGGTTTTAAGCTGTTCATCTTCTAGCTTAGTTACATCTATTCCGTCATTTGCATCTGCATACTCTTTATATTTTGCTGTTGCAGCAGCCTCCATACGATCCGCTTCTGCGTTTAAACGCTCTGACTTTTCAGGAGATAAACCTTTTTCTGCTTCTGCTATTTTGCGTAACGTGTCAGCCTCGTTACTTAACCAGAACGCGCTTACTTGTTTTGTTTTTCCATTAACATCTTCATATGAAACAAGAAACATATCATCAGGGCTTGTCCAATTTTCGTTTTCACTTACAGCATTAAGAAAGTTAATTAACTCTAAATCTCTTATAGATCTTTGCATTGCTCTTGAAGCCAAAAATGCTGGATCTTGTTCTGCTATTTCCCCAAGAAGTTCTCTTGATGCTTCTGGTAGGTTCTTGCTTCTTTCTTTAAGGTACTCAAGAGCTTTGCCTGACGGATCTTCAATGATGTGCTTAAGGTAAAGCCTTGGAAGATATGACCTTTGATTCTCCATATAAGTCTGAGGAGACATTAATCCTTTAGCAACTAACTCTGCGCCAACGTTTTCTATAACGTCTTTTGCTTTAGCGGATGCTTTAGCAGCTCTTGGATCTAAAGCGTTCAGCGCATCAAATGCAGTCTGCTCTCCTATCGAATCACCAGTAGTCATATAGGTATAAATAGCATTGCGAATTAACGCATTGCTTTCTCTGGCTTGAGCGCCAACACCTTTAGCTAAATACTTATTCCCTATTTCATCTCTTAAATACTTAGCAGCATTTTCTGCCTGTGCAATAAGCCCTCTAAACTCCCCGCGCTTAAGATAATATTCTCGTTTTTGTGGAAGATCTTTAAGGGTATTAAAGAACGGTATTGAATCAATAAATTCCGTTATTGATTGCCTTCCCGTCTTACTCATCTCATTTCGTGATGCAACCCCTGCGTTTGTAGCAGTATTGCGATCATCTTGCTTTGCCATCTGGTAAATGGCGTAAGGCTCTGATCTCCAAGACGCGCCCTCATCACGCATCTCATCAGTAACTTCAAACAAAGGAAGTGAGTTAGTAATCGCAGACTTGCGAATTAAATACTGATCTCTTTTATCTTCAGCTAAATCTAGTATTTGCTGATCTAAGCCAAACACTTCATCTGGATCTACATCAGGATTTGCTCTAGTTGCTATATCCTCAACAAGCATTTCTTTTGAGGCCAATTCTTTTCTAGTTTCTCTTTCTGCCGGTATAAGCCTTTCGCCTTCCCATTCCAATTCTTTAATGTTGGTTATAATTGCTTGTTGATCTGCATCAGCATCGCCTATGTATAAGATAGATCCTTGGTTATCATTACGCACCTTGCTTTCTTTTTTCTTTATTGTAGAACCAAGAGCTTTAGCCAAGGCTTTGGGCATCATGCGGTCATATATGTTGGTAAAGCCAGAACCCACAGGATAATCCACCGCGCCATCTGCCCTACGTTTTGCGTCTGATATTGCTTTAGCTATGTCAGCATCATCTAATATACGCGATCTATTAACTGCATCTTCTGAGTCTTCTTGCCCAGAATTTATTCCTTCCCTTAAACTCATCAACTCATCGGTTTTACTGTTAATAAAATCCATGACGTTATCAATCGCAATCTCTCTACCGGGGAAGCTAGCCATTTCGTCTTCAACAAGTTTAAACAGCCCGGTTCCCAAGAAATCATCCAGCATCCCACCTGCCGAATTGTCAGCGAGATCTAATGGTTTGTACTTACCAAATAAATAGGTGCCTCTATGTATGGATTCTTGTGCGCCGGTAGCCATATCAAACACTGGAACCGTATAAGAAACTCGATACGCATTAACTAATTCTGGATAAAGCTCTGCTAAAGATTCCTGCATTGAAAGCCGTGGAATTATTCTGGGATCTATGTTTTCTAGTGTTCTATTTTCAGCGTCATATCCCTCAACTATCTTAATTGAATCTATATCAATAGATGTTTTGTTGGGTAGGTCTTCAAATGTTTTTGCTAATATAAGCAGCGTGTCTTTTTTAGCCTGTTCTTTGTCTGGATACTGTTTCAGTAGTTGGTCAATGTATTCAGGCTCTAATGGGCCAAGCTCTTCTGCTTCATAAACAAATCCTTGCTCATCTATTTCTGGAGCATCCTTCATAAGCAGATCTATATTAGCTTCTACTTTTTGCTGAATGTAAGAAGTAGGAATATCGGCGTAATACAAACCCTTATCGCCGTCTTTAATTAAATTGGAAGCTTCTAGTTTGCTGATTCCATAAATAGACTCTAAGTCTCCAGTGTCAAATGAAAATCTCATTACAGGATTACCAGAAGCATCAAACGCTGATGATACTTTATGCGGCATAGAAGAATTCCCATCGTCAAGAATCACTGTCTCTGCTACTGCTATACCATCAATGTGGTTTTTAAAGTTACCTCTATATCTTTCTAATTGAAGCTCGCTGTTAGACACTGCTATATGGCTATACCCACCATTAATTGCCATCCTAGTAATACCGTTCATGGCAAACGCCATTCTTTGATCTTCATTTTTTAATGGCATATTAGGAAGAATAGGCCCATAAACTTGATCTTTGTATGAAGGCGCATTCTGCTTAACTAAGTTCTTTTCATCCCTAGATAGCTTGTCGAAATCAGGCTCACTAATCCTTCCTTCTTTAAACAAATCAAAAGCTGCCATCCTTTTCATAATGGATTGTGCTTCTTGGTGTAGATCTGATTGTATTTCTTCCACGATCAGTATCTTTTTCTGATCACCATTTTCGTCAGTTACATACACATCGGACAAACGTATGTGCATTATCGGATTAACAGTATCTCTGAAATGCGCGTGAACATACTGACCAGTTGCAGTTAACCCTCCAGCGCCTTGCTTCCACTTTGTATGTTGTTCTTGATCTACCTTAGTAGATGACGCAAGAGGCGCGGATATAATCACTTCTCTGTAGTTTAATGAGTTATCTTCTAAATAGTTATGTAACGCTGACCTTCTATTTTCAGGGTTTTCAAGAGCATCGCTTAATGCAAGATTCCTAGCCCCGGTAGATGTGTATGGCAAATATGTCCCACCATAATCCGGCCCCATTTCCATGCCGCTTCCCGGCTCTATAGACATTTCCGTGTCACCAACATCCGGCATACGCATATGACGATCTGTCATACCAAAGCCTAACTTCATTCGTCTTAAGGCAACCGTTGCTGCTTGAGGCGAAGCCAAGTCTTTTGCTTTAGCTAGCTGCTTTTGCATATGCTTGGTTCTTCTTGGCCTAGCCAAGTTCAGGTTATAGTCATCTTTAGCTTTTTCTAATATGTTTAAATAGTGCATCGGCATATCTAATGAAGGTATAGACGCTTCGTGTTTACCAATGCCATCGTTATAATTGGATGGGTTTTTAAATGCACTCATTAATGAGTTAGCGCTTGGATACGAAAGCCACATTTCTGCAATGTTTCCAGAAGTAAGCTCATTGGCTGGGCTAGCTAAATCTTTTCTAAGCTGTCTTTTTATTGGAGCATAGTATTGATTTGCGAGTTCTTTATATTCTGGAACAGTAATTTTGCCATCAAACAATTCTTCAAAAAGCTGAAAATCTACAGCTTGTGATTCATCAAGAAGCTTTGCCAGCTCTGGCGAAAACATTGACTTGACATCTTTATTTTTACTTCCTTTTGTTTGCGCGTCATATACATAACGAATAGTGTTACCTACAAACGCAGAACTAATTGCAGGGTTCATAAGTAACCTGCCCATATTCTTTTTGATTTCTGCTTCACGGTCATCTAGAAACGCAAGGGCAACTTTGTTTTCATTCGTTGGATCGCTCATTGAATCTAACGGAGTGCCGTAAATATTAACTTCTATTAACACTTCGTTTTCTTCAATCTCTTCAATAAGCTGACTAGCAGACACTTTTACATTCTCGCCTCCTTTAAGCTTTTGATCCTCAAGAAACTGAACGATTCCAGAGTCTTCTATCTCTGCTAGCTTAACGTCTTTAGTAAGAAACCCTTCCAACGACCCATCTTCATTCCTTCTAATCCAGTCATTAGCTGGCTTAGACCCCCCGGCTTTATTAATTTTATCCTTAAGAACTGAGTACATCATCGGTCTAACAAAGTCAGACTGAGCAATTCTAGCTGTTGCATCACCCTGCTTAACCATAGCTAAAGGCGTTGTTCCACTCATGCCCTTCTTATCAGACATTCTTCTTGGCGCTCTAGCTCCTGCCCTTCCCTGTCTTATTGACTCGAATACTTCTTCAAGCTCCATAATAACTTCGCCATCAAACGCAGACTTAAGCTGTTTAAACAGGTTAATAATTTTATTAAATATTCTGCGTAGCGGCGGAGTAAATTCTCCGGGTATCTTCCCAGTAACATCTAAGCCACGGTTGTACAGCGCAGAAGCATACGCAACCAGCTCATCAATCTGTTTATCTGGCGGGATAATCTCAATAGCATTGGCGTACTTTCTATCACCCAAATGTTTGCGAACAATGCTTTGAAGCCTTGGTATATTAGCCCTTAAGGAATCCATCTCTTTATCATTAAGATAACGATTACGCATTAAGAAGTGAGTTGCCTCGTGATACGCCCTGTTTTCTGGGTCTAAAAATCCATCTTGAGCTGATACAGCAACTACGTTTCCTATCTGAAGGCCCAAGGCTTCTTCTTTTGGGATTACTTGTCCGTTATGCTCAACCATTGTCAAAGCGTCTGGCATCGACAATGGCCTACTAAATATTTGATCCGCAATCACTAGGTTTGCTTCGGGGGCTATAGACTTAACTATTCTGCTTACCCTAGTTTGCTGATTCATATCCATTCTAATTGGCTTGGTAGAGCGTAATATTACTGGCTGTCCACCAACCTCTGTTCCTTCTACCCCAACCACAGGCACAGCTTCTTCTACAGCCGCACCCTGTATTCGCATAAAGTCTGGATCGGCATCAAAGATTAAGTTTTGGATTTCATCTGACCCAGATATTTCTTCTATAGCGGTAAATACATCTATACTTGGGTTGTCTGCTTTTAACGTTCTGTACTGATCTGCTGCAACTTTATATATATTTGCAATCGCGCTCTTGCCAATACCTTGAGGCAACAGCTCCTCTATACTTTCTCTAACAGCTCCAAGCTCATCTGTAGTAGGTTCGTTTTCGTTGCGAGATTCTTTGTTATAAAACTTAACGGGTATTTCTATACCGCTAAACTCTTGGCCTATGTTGTCTAAAGCTGTATTAACATCTAGCTTAGAAGCACTACGCTCGTCTACAACTTTGCCGTCTTGATCTAATATTTGTATATCATATTTCTTTGAACGCTTATTATATTTAGGCTTCATAAGCGTTAAGGTCTGAGGAGCCTCGTCTTCTACTACCTCTTCAACAAGATCCTCTGTTACTTCTTCAACGACTGGCTGTGTTTCTTGAGGTACAACCGTAGGTACAGTAAATACTTCCTCGTTACGCTTCCTAGCAGCCTCACCACGCTTCTTAACTTCTTCGGCTACCTTACTACCACGGCTACGAAGTTCAGCCTCTGACACGCCCGGAAAAGCCGCCTTGAGTTCTTCGATAATACTTGCATCTTTCTTTGACTTATTGACACCGTCTCTAACAATGTAAAGCGCCTTATCAGAAAGCGACTCAAACTCTGGAGTTTCATCTCTATATCTAGGCTTTGAGTTCTCTACATCTTGCGAATAAAATTCTGTTGGAGCAGCTTCTTCTTCTACTACTTCTTCAACAACGCTTTCACCAATAGGAACAACGTTAGGTTTGCGTCCACTAACGTAATAATCATTAGGAACTATAAACCCAAACTCTTTGGCATAATCATTAATTGCAGAGTCTGCATCAGTGGCATACAACGTTGCACCAGCCATTGTCTTGTAGCCAAACTCATTGTTTTTATCTGGTCTGCTTTTGTCTACAACAACAACTCTATACCTAGCTTCAATGTTTTGTTCGGGAATCGCGTCTTGTATTTTTTCAGGCTTTAAAAGCTGATAAACAGGTTGTCGCTTTGTTTCCTCTTCAGTTTTGCTATCTAGCTCATCAGCTCTCTGAGATACTTTTTCTTGCTCTTCCTTGTCAAGCTTCCTGTTTAGTTTAATACTTCTAGCTTGCTCGATAACCGCTATATTTTCTTCTGGCGTAAGACCTTCAATTAGGTCATCTGCCTTTACCTTCTTTTTACCTTTAGCTTTGCGAAGCTCATCAACACGCTCGACACCAATTGCCTTAGATATAGCTGTAAGTTTTTCTCCCGCAGTTAGGTTGAATCGTTTAAACAGTTCTTGTAGGTTTGTGCTTTCTTGGATGTCTTTTAATGCTTGATCTTTTCTTGCTTGCCCTACTTCATCAACAGCATCTTTGGTTGGAGCTTTTGGATCAAAGTAAGTTTCAGTAAGTTTATCTCCACCTATCTCTGCTAAATTATCATTGATGTCATCCGCATATTGTCCAGAATCAATCTTGCTTTGTTTGTCAGCACTTCTTAATTCATCCTCTGCTCTAGGATCTACATCCGCAACCTCAAATCCTCTGCGATCAAGCTCCATACCAATAGCTGTTAAGTCATACAACTCCCTTGCGTTTAAACGGCTTAGATCTGTTTGCTCGTTAGCTTCTGTTTGGCTTATTTCACCATTAGCAACTCTTTCTTTTAGGTCATCAGTTAATACTATGTCATGTCCTAACTGTCTAAGCTGCTCTGGCTCCAAAGTTCCAAGCTCTACACCGCCAATCTTGTATTTGCCGGGAGACGATAGCGACTGATTGCTAGCAAAAGAATATCCATCTTGATTTGGATGGCTATCTAATGGCAGAGATAAGACAACACCATCTTCATCAATAACTTCTGCAACACCCTCTTCTTCGTTTACCCTAGAAATCGTGACATCTATCTGCTCACCATTAGCATCGTAAGCAGGAACAATATCTCCGCTAAGAATTTTCTCTTCAAGTAATGTTGTGTCCACAACTTCAATTGGATCAGCTTCAGAGTATTCTTTCTGAACATCCTTATCACTTCTTGAGGGCTTGCTTGGAGTACGTTTGCCTATAACTAGATCAAGTATTGCTGCTGCGCCAGCACCATACCCAAAATCAGAAAGCATACTATCGCCAATAGGACGCTCTGGATCATAGTTATATTTAGCGGCAAGTTCTTGCAACACCCCTGACAACGCTTCTTGTGCGCCCTCACCTGTAGCATTTGCGCCTAATCCAGTTACTCTTCTTAATATTTCATTCTTTATTGGATTGGCAAGCTCTTTACCAAAACCTCTTAATATCATTTCTGGGCCAATAAGTTCTAATGCACCTATCGGTATGCCCCACATTATAGCTTGATTTCTTTGACCTATTGTGTAATCACCGCCAGCATCTTTATATGCTTTCATCATCTGGCTTGCCTGACCTGACCCGGAACCAACAGCAGCAGCTCCTTGTAAGCCTCTAAATCCTATAGCCAAACCTTTAGCTCTTTTAGCTGCATTTGCATATTGAGCGCCTTGAGTCATTAAACTAGCAGCTTTCCCGGCTTGACCAATAGCTCCAATAGCGGGAGCCATAATTGTTAGCATACTACCAACAGCTTCGCCTAACTTACCTACAACTGTTCGTTCATTACCTACCCATTCACGAGCTTCATTTAGATTCTTAAATGTTTCTGATGTTTCAGGATCTATAAGATCTTCATACCCAGCAACATTTGCTGCTACATCGGCTATAGAAAATAAACCCTCACCTATAGAAATAGCTGACTGTGCGCCGCCGCGACCAATACCTCTCGTAAATGCCCAAAATGGATTATCTGATTCATCTAACTCCTCAACGGTAGTAGCAGGATCTGCTATAACACCTGATGGAGCGCCGGAAAATAAATCCATTGCTGTTAAATCTTCTCTCGGTGTTAACTGAGGAGGAGAAGGCATAGCTTGTGGGTAGAGTATTGGGTCTGGTTGCGGCTGTGGTTGCGGCATACCTGTGTAACTACCAAGTATGCTTCCGGGTTCTATCTCAGGAACCTCATAAAATTGAGGAGTTGCCTGTCTAGGGGTTATATAATTTACACCCCTAGATAAAGGCTGGCCTTGAAGCCTACTAATTAATGCCTCTAGCCTTTCTTCTTGTGTCGCCATTAAAGACTTAACGCTTCAGTAAATGTTTCTGGATCTAAGTAAGGATACCGTTTAATAAGCTGCTTAAGAGCTAAATTTGGATTTTGAGAGTTAGCAATTTCGGCAAGCTCTGGGCCAAACTTTCTCATTAATTGCCTAGAGCCAATCATTTCTTTTGGCTCATCTCTATACTGTTGATCTAAAACTCTAAATGCTTCAGCAGATCTTTGCATATCATCTAATATCGGATTAGCTTGTGTTCTTAATTGCTTGTCAACCTTGCTTAAATCTTTAACTAAGTCTTTTAATCCTTGGTTAATAGCCATTTGTGCGCCGGGAACATATAGCTCTGCATATCCCGTTTCAAGAGCAAGTGAAAGTTTTGCTTGTTTAGGTAAAATTTCCATTGACTTAGACATATCGTCATAATCATTTACTGTTTTACTCCAATCCTTAATAGCATCTCTTCTGTCATCTCTAGCTTGATTGATTTGCTCGGCATTAAGTTTTTGGGTTTCTTGCGCATCCTTGCCAAGCTTATGCAGCATATCAATTTTCTTCCAACGCTCTGTATCCATCTTGTTTGCGTAATTTAATTTAAGAGTATTCAGATTGTTTTCTGTTGTTTGCAGTAAAGTTTTCTCTCTATAAATCTCATCAGATCTATTCTTATCAAGTTTAAACTGCGTATTAGCTTTTTGTTGTTCTCTGTTATAAGCATCCATAGCGTGCTTATACATTTCTTTTTGCTCTTGACCTGTCATCTTCTGCATAACACCTGCCGCACCGCCAAAGCCTTGCGACAACGCTGTAAGAAAATCAGGACTTTTAGAACCTGCTGCATTAAAAAATGCTGCGGCCACGCCATAATTTGTTTGCTCTTTAAGACGCTTCTTTATATTTTCTCTGCTTGGAAAATCTTTCTCAAGCTCTTTCATTTTATTTAAGTGACCCTGAAGTCTGTCACCAGATGCTTTTTCTTGCGCTGTTAATTGTTCCAACCTCTTTGTATCTGCGGCTTGTATTTTTCTGCCAATTCCCTTTGTTATAGAAAGAGAATCCAAATCAAAGCCCGGAGTTGTCGGCTGTTCAGTAAGCGCGTCCGTTAATGGTTTAGATTCGTCTTGAAAAAGAACTGGGAAAACTTCGGATCGTGCTAACTCAGTAACAGTAGGCGTACTTACAACACCAGATGGCGGCTTCCCAGCTTGCGCATTTGCTTGATTAATTTTAGCGTTTGTCTGCTGCATCTGTCTTTCAATTAAATCTGTATACCTTGTATTACTGGGTATAACACCACTAGAAACATCCATGCCTTGAGGTATAAATGCTGTTGCTGTTTGTCCGGGCGGCGCATTAGGATCTAATAAATCTTTTCTAATAGTTCCTTTTTGAAGCTGAGAACCGCTAAATAATTTAGACGCAGCCTGTTGTCTTGCAGCTTCTACTGCGGCATCAGCGGCATCTTGAGCTGTACCTTTTCTTGGGGGAGGACTAATAAACCCTTTTGCTCCACGCCCACTTAACAGTGGTTGTTGAGGTTGATTAAACTGTTGATATGCTAGTTGTGCTTCCCTAGAAAATGGCTTTTGCATAATGTCTTCATACTCTTTGCCAAGAAGCTGTAACTGATCTACTTGCATCGGCATTTGATCAACATACATATCTTGCTGTACATCAACTAACTCATATGGATTGTATCCATAATACTGCGTAAGCGCGTCTGCATAGCCTTGAGGAACGCCATAAGGCCCACCAACCGTCCCAGAACTACTGGCAAACTTTCTAACTAATCCACCAAACCTAGCTTGAGCTATACCCATATTTGCGCCAGCAAACTCTGGAGGCATACTTGCATCTTGATTAAGCATTGCCATAGCTGGATCGCCTTGATACATATCAGGCTGCATACCCACAGGAGGTAATGGCTGCTGCGCCACTTGTTGTGACATCTGTTGTGGCATCTGTTGTGGCATTTGTTGTTGTTGCGGAGCAGCTCTCTGTAGCAATTGATCTATTACAGGAGGTTGTTCCTGCATATTTTGTTGCTGTGCATCCTGACGTATATCTTCTCTTGCCTTCATCTCAGTAGCTGCAAGAAGGCTCTCTATTCCACCTCCTCCTTGACCAACAACTTGTGCAAGCATATCGTCAGACATACCCTCAGTACGCTCTGCAATCTTTAACAACTGTTCCATTGCCATTGTTTAAACGCTCCTTATCCCTGCCTACCGCGACCAAGCGCTAATGCGCCTAATCCAAGATTAGCCATCTGCCCTAATCTACTTGGGGCTGGTGATGTCACTGTTTGTCTTGCGTCTGCCGGTATTGGATTTATGTTTTGCTTCATAAGGTTAGAGTAGTAAGCCAACATTTCCTTCGGATAATCACGCTGCCTTATAAAGTCTTGATACGCCATGTCTAAGCCACGTTGCGTTAATGCTCTCATGTCTTGACCAGATTGTGCTAACGCGCCCATTCTCTGTAGATCCATAGCTTGCTCAGTCTTATCAAGATCAACCCCATATTTCGAAGCAGCATCTCTTCTAGCAAGAGCAGCGGCATAGGCTCTTTGGTTAGCCATTGAGGTTCTAATATCCTGATCTCCTCTGGCTCTAGCAGCCTGATCTGACGCTATAGCAGCTCTTAATCCTTGTTCGCCACTAGCTCTCATCGCCGCATCTTCCATCTGCTGACTTCTTAATGTTTGCTCACCAGCAGCTCGCCTTGAAAGATCTTGATATTGCTGGGCTGTCAATCCTAATTTAGCTGCCTGTTGAGCCGATTGATCTGCATATTGTTGTGCTGACAAATCCATTTGCCCAGCCGCTCTAGCCGCTGCATCACTAGCAATTTGAGCCTGAATATCTTGCGCCCCCGCAGCTTGACCAAACCGAGCTGTTGCTTCTTGAGCGCGTGTAGCCATTTGCGCCCTAGCCCTTTCAGCAGCATCCCTTGCAGTGTCTGCTCCAAACGCCATTTGTGCGCGAGTTCTTTCCGCCTGATCACGTAACTGCTGGACACGAAGATCGCGATCTATATCTCTTGATGATGCTGACAATGCTTGTTGATATGCTTGATCTAATGCAGATGCCTCTATATCTGCTGTGCCTTCATCAAACGCCGTTTGCGCCGTTTGTTGTTGTAATAACCCTCTTCCCCCAAATGCAGAAGCTCCACCTGCCGCGGTATCTTGTGCTTGCTGTTGCGCTCTTCTTTCTTGAAATCCTTTTTGCCTTCTTGCTAATTGCCTATCAAGAACCCGCTCTGTGTACGGGTTCATGTAGTCATCTATGTTTGTTATAGAGCGTTCAGCTTCAAATTGCCCGGGTGCATATGTAGATTGTATTTCTCCGGGCTGGTAATCAGACCCTATATTTGCCCCTTGAAATGATGAGGTTATTTGTCCGGGCTGATAGCTAGATGTAAAATCCCTAGCTCCGTATCCAGAAGAAAAATCTGCTCCGCCATATCCAGAACCAAAAGATCCAGCCGTAGGAGAATACGCAGAAGTTATTGTTCCCGGCGCATAATTACTGCCTACACCAAGATAGTCAGTACCTGCTACTGGTGATCCTGTTTGCCCAGCTAGGTTACCAAAATATGTTTTAGCTCCAGTTACTCCCGGTAAATTTCTTTGAGCAATTGCTTGAACGCCAGTAAATGCCGCTTGCTCTTGAGGATTAAATCCAGCTAATCGTTGACCGCCATATGGTATGTAATCTTCTTGTAGCAAAGCATCTGCTAATTGCATTTGCTTTCTTAAATAAGGTCTAAACTCTTCAGGTATATTGTGCTGTACTACTTCACTGGTTTGGTCTACCTTTTGTGTGCCGCCACTTTTACGACCCATTCGCAACCTCCTTTAACATATCACCTGAATCAAATTCAAAAAGGTCTACAGCTTCTTCATCTTCCTCTTGATCCTGATAGCCTATCTCTCTTGTCATTGTTACAAATTCTTTTTTAAAGCCTCTTTTTTTCCACGTTTTTTCAAACGCTACCGCTGTGTTTGTTTCCAAACCATCAACGTTTAGCTCTCTGCCAAAATCTTCTAATGCTTCTAATGCTTGATCGCCCCACTCATTAACCCTTAAGCCGCTTAATGTATTTAGGTCTAAGTAAGTCTTGCGTGGGTAATAAGAAACAGAACATATAAAAAATGCAATAATGTTTTCATCTTCTTTTACAACCCAAAGAAAACACGGTTGCTCTACAATCTGATCAAATATATCTGCTGTTACATATCTTCCATAGCTTCGCTTTTGAAGATTATCAGCATGATGTTTTATATCAGGCCAGACAGACAACACATCTTCTTTCTTTACCATTTCAATAACAAACGACATTAGATTTGTAAATCCAACATTATGTCTTCTGGTGTTTCTTGTAGCTCTTCGGGCTGAAGCTCTGTATTTGTTTTCATCATTCTAATATTGGCAATCATCTCATCTAATAATTCACCACCGCGCTCAGAGCTACCATCACCTATATGTGACACAACATCAGCGGGTACAACGTATTCGTCCCTAGACAATAATATAGGCTCAACACCTTCTATTGTTGCCGGAACAAAATCATCCATGCCACCACCAGACCCATCAACCATTCCTTCAAAGTATGGTTCTTGAATAACTAAAGGGCCACCATTATCAAACCCTCTTGGGTAAGGGCTTAAAGGCATTGGACTGCGTAAGTTGTTTAAACGTCTATTCATACTATATCATAAACCTAAAGTCTTGATTCATGCCCATGCCGCCATAGCCAGCGCCCCTTGTAGGCATTGTTGTAGGTGAATACATTGGTGTTTGGGCAATAGATTCATACGGATTGAGGTTAGCTCCTGATATTGAAGACATATCTAAACCATTTCCTCCAACATAACCCGTTTCTGCCATATCAAAACCACCAGCATTAGTAAATGTTCTTGGATCAAATGTCGGCTGTATATTAGCTCCTGATACTGAAGGCATATCGAAAAGTCTTCCTCCAGCATTTACTGATGGGCCTGTATTAACTGGCTCTACATAGTTAGGGTTTCTTCCTCCTATACCGCCTCTTCGGGGCTTATTAGCAGTGCCAAATGCCTCTCTTAAAGATTGCATTCCAGTAGCTTGTTTCCCTCTATCATCTACAGTTCCATATGAAACCGGCATAAACGTTTCAGAAGGCATAGCTGATTCCATGCCATAATTAAGACCCATTTGATTTTCCATTCCTACAGGCATTGCAAAATCTTCCATGCCAAGATTACGAAACATTTGATTTCCCATTTCTACAGGCATTCCATAATCTTCCATGCCGCTCATTTCTGGAGAAGCTGTTGCTGCTGGAACTGCCGAAGCTGCTGGCGTAACAGGGTCAGGAGCAAATCTCCCGCCAAACGCTGTAAGGGTTGGATCTGGGCCATATGTAGCAGCGCCGCTATAATAATCAGGATAATAGCTTTCAATCATGCCCGGAGCGCCTTCTAATCCAATTGAAGCTAAATCCATTCCGGGGCCAAAACCAATACCAGCTCCAATGTTACTAAGGTTCGGCATTGTTCTTGTTGGCTGTGCTGCTATCTGCTGAAATCTACTTTGACCCGAATCTACAGCATTTGTTGTAGGTGTTGATAAATTAAAATCTTCCATGTTGACAGGAGCAGGGCCATATATATCTGTTCCGCTAAAGTCAAAACTAGGGGGAGCCGTTATCTGATCAAACCCTCTAAGGCCAGAAAGATTTATAGGCTTATCAACTGTGCCACCTTCTTCAAATTGCCTTAAATGACCGCCAGTCTTTGCTACAGGTATAGCTTTGAACGGATTAGCAAAGTAATCGAACTCGCCGCTTGTGCCAGCATCGTAGCCCATACCGGGCATTTGTATTCCTCTATCGCTAGGGCGCACTTCTTGATAAAAAGGATCTTCGTCCTCTTCTTCCATATCACCGCCACCATAGTCATACATGGCAACAGCATCGTCTGCAATCATTCCTTGCATTGCCGGAATAGCAACATCAGTTATGCCCATACTTCCAATAGCATCCCCTATACTAAAATCACTAGCTGGAGGAGTAACGTTAGATACTAAGCCGGGGCCAGACCACTGCTGCCCACTGATGGGATCGAAATCTCCAATATTTGGTTGCGGAGCTAGATCTGCTGCGAAAGCTTGCCCATCAGCTCCAGCAAGAGCGCTTCCGGGAACTGGAGGGCCACCCTGTAAAGCAAGCGCGTTTTGAACAGTACCGGCTTCTGGTGTTATTTGTGATCCAGCATCAGCTCCTAGCCCAGCTCCTTCACCAAGACCGCTCATCATTTTTCCTGCAATGTGTCCTGTAACACCGCCTATAACTCCGGTCTTTAAACCTTCCATAAGATCGCCGGTTTGAATAGCAGTAGTTGTTCCTGAAGCAAGAGCGCCAGCCACCGTAGGATTCATTGTGCCAAGAGATAACATTTTACCAAGTGTTGCAAGCTTTCCAGCGCCAGCAGCTCCTGCTGCTGCTCCTGCCGCCCCACTCGCCGCAGCCGTTCCACCCGCCGCTGCTCCTGCTGCCGCTGATGCCGCTGCTGCTTTAGTTATCATTGATGCAATTATTGAAGCCAGCATACCAAACGCTTCTGGTTGTCCGGTTTGTGGATTGCGAGTTAATCCGCCGGGAGCCATCTGGTTCAATACCTGAACCTCGGTTGGATTCATATGAACCATCATTGAATCGCCATAGCGACCTTGACTGGCTAAACGATTAGCCTGTCTTTCCATAGGCGCTTGTTGCGGCTTAAAAGAACTGTTCATACAACCTCCATAATATGCAAGCGTTTAAACACTTTTATAATACCTCAAGTATTGAGACAAATATATCAAAGTAGTTAGAAGCTCCTGCTGTCATTCTTAATTTATCTTTTGATTCCAAAACTATTACTTCGCCGTTCTCTAAATACGCTTGTCGTGTCTCAGCGCCAATAGAGGCGGTCTTTTCAAACTCTGTTGTAGCATCTGCGCTGCTATCATAAATATGTACAATCAAAGATGAAGCTGTACTCGCGTTAGTATTGTACGCGCTAATCGTTTTAAGTATTGCAGTCTTTCCTTGAGGCACCTCATATATATCTGCAATAGACGTTCCATCTAATGTTTTGATCGCATTTATATATGTGCTAGGCATTACGACATAAACCACGCATTTGCAGCAGAATCAGATTCAACCTCTGTTGGCGATGGTATTAGCTCAAATATTAATCTCAATTGATTAATAAGCCTTTGCATATACTGCTCGTCATACTCAGCGGTAGGAAACTCAAGCGGTAATCTAAACTCTGCGCCTTCGCTACTCATCGCCTACCATCCTGTCTTACATCCAACCTAACATCGCCTAACCGCCAAGCATTATCTACATCTGTGCTTTCCATTCTTACACGCATCTGCCTACCTCTGGCCCTTACATTAGATACGCCATAGTTAGTTGAGTTTGTTACAGTTGTTGATGATTCAGTAGATAATGTTCCTGTTGCATCACTCCGAGACTTAAGACTGTATGTAATTTCTGGCGAATCATTACTACCTATAAACTCTACATCTGGCAATAAACGCCTAACAAAAGCAAAATGATCTCCATCATCTATATCAAAATCAGCCGTTTCTAAATACGCAGTCATTGCTGATCCATCTGCGTTATAACCTGTTTCATGGTTATATACATAACCAGTGCCGCTAGATGTGATAGTTGCCAATGGTACACTTGATGTAGCGCCAGCATCATCCCAAGCTGTTCTTTCTAGGCTTCCAATAGACCATGCTTTTTCTACATAGTTATAAGTAACAAAGCTATCTATTGTCGTAGATTCTCCAGTGCAGTAAAACCAACCGACCTCATTAAAAGCCGTATTAGTAAACCCAAACACTTGTTCTGCTTGTTGTTGATTTAGGTTATCAAATACATAACCAAGAACAGTACATGGAAGAGTTTGAGCTGCGCCCGTATAGATGTAGAAATTACGGCGATCCATAAAATAAACTACGTTATTAGCATTAACCGCAGCTTTAGGGGAAATCATGCTAATACCTTCTGTTATTAGCGTAGACTTAAATATGAATGGTGCGCCAATAAATCTAAGGCTATACAAAGCAACATCAGTCCAAACCAATACTTCTTGCCTTCCTCTAACTGCGCCAATTATTTCTGATCCAGCAGAAAGCCTTAAATCACCAGCGGTGTTTGTAGTCAAGGGTGTCCATTGAGCGGCATTGCCCTGATCGCACCACCTAATCTGCATTAAATCTATATTGCTTCCGCCAAAAGGCGTGCATCCAATAGCCAACACATGACGATCTTGAGTGGATACTATAGCGTTTAAACACTCTGAGGGAGGGTTAGAAGCCCCAGATAAACTTGATAATGGGACAGCTCTATTTGTTGGATTAGTTGCATCCCAATAATAAAGTCCTCCAGATCTAACGTTAGCAATAAAGTCTTCTCCAAAGTTATCTATATCCCACAACCTTAAGGAGTTAACCATTCCTGATTCTGAATTACCCCACGTACCCCCGCTGTAAGTACCAGAACCCCACCCTGTTCCAGCAACAGCAATATCTAATCCAATACTTATTTGATATGCACCAACAGTAGAGCCGCCACCATTTCCTGAGTCACTGGCGTTAGCGGTAACCGTATCTCCTGATGTGTCTTTTGCAGTAATTGTATAGGTATTAGTGCTAGCTATTGTTGCAATTTCATACTCTTGATTAAGAACAGAGGCTGTAACCAAACCGCCTAAAGTAGCGGCTCCGCTAAATGTAACAAAGTCTCCCTTGACGGCACCATGAGAAGAGTCTGTTACTGTTAATGTTGATGATCCATTAGTGGCTGCAAAGGTAACATCTCCAGCAGATGTTGTAGTTCTTAAAGGCGTTACATCTGTAAAAGAATCCCCTAGCACTTGATACAGCTTTTTACTAGTACCAAGAGCTATATATCTTTGGTTACTTAAATTAACCCATTGGTGTATTTTTCTACAAATACCAATAAATGTAGATGTTGATTCATTATATTTTTTTGCCCATCCGCCCATTTTTTCTGCGCGGCCAGAACGCCATCTAATAAATGACGCATCATAAAAAGCACCTTCATTATTATAGGCGGTGCCTTCTCTCTTTATTCCTGCTTGAAAATTAAATCTTTTTAATGGCATAACTTACTTTAATATTACAGTTACCCAACCAGCTAAAGCGGTTGTAAGAACAGTGCCTACAACCAACCAAGCCACCTTTTCCCACCTAGCAGCATGAGCCTTACTAGCTTCTTTAAGCTCTCTAAGCTCAACAGTGCATTCAGCCCAACGCTCACCACATTCTTTTTCATGCTTTGCAATACGCTCTAATGCCTTTAAAGCCAGTGCTGTAGGTGTGGTTGGCTTAACAGCTTTTGCTGCCTTAGTCTGAGCTTTCTTTGCTGGCATCTTTCTTGATCTCGGCTTGCTTTACATTCGCACTTGATTGTTTTGCCTTGCCTATATTCAATGCCGCAATCTCCACTATCTTGTATAGCCTTCCAATCAGGGCATCGTCTTTTGGAGTTTCGGTCAAACTGCATACAATGCTAGCAATACAAACAATAGATGTTACAACCGTAATAATATTTGTAAGCGCTTCCATTACTGTTGCTCCGCATTAGCTGCTTCTAGCTGCTGCGAATACCAATTAAACGCCGCTACATAGGTATCAAGCTGCTTTTGGTTTGCGTTAATTACATTGGTGATCTGCCCAATCTCTTCTCTAAGCTCCTCCATACGAGAATTTAACATCTCAGGATTAGGGGGAAGCTGAACAACCTCTTCTTCTGGAGCCGTAACTGTAACTGTGTCTTCTTTAATGTCTTGTTCCATCTTCTTCTACCTTCCATACATTTAAGTTTGCAGCGACTGTACGCCGTTCTCCTTCACCCTCAAAGGGGTAAACCATATGTGTTAACCAACTAGGAAACATTAATAGTTTTCCTACCTCTGGCTTGATAATAAAGCTCTGTGGGGGCGCTAACCGCTCCACATCTAATAAACTATTACGGCCATAGCTAAAGGCCAGACAACCATCTGCATTACCACTGGAGTTATATAAGCTGTACTCAGGAGATCCCGCTGTAGGCTGATCTAGGATTTGTTGCGGTACTTTTGTCCATGTGGTGCAGGAGACTCCCATAATCGTTTTAGTACCATGATCATGAATAGGATTGTAGTCGCCCATATAAGAATGAACACTCCAAAGCTCATCAGTCATTACCTCCCGATTACCTGTTAACGCATTACCAGAAGCAACACAAAACTGCTTCACATAATCCATCGCCAACCCTTGAATCATCGTGTTGAAGTCACTCATCTCTTCACATAAATGATCCATCGTAAGCTGCTGTCCGTGACCTATCTGGCCTACTAACGTACCCGCATGACTCTTACGCTCCTCTGCAACCATCAGCTTATCGAGATAAGCGTTTAGATCACCCACCATATTCTCAGGTAGCTGAGTCTCCAGCATAAAAACTGCTGGCAGCGTGTGGTATGTATAGGGTTGCGGTTCCATTAGCTAGGTATCACAAAAGAGTTATTAGGAACAGGAACTTTAGGCGGGTTTGTAATTACTGAGTCATACTGACTTGCAAATATCTCATCCCACTGGGCCGTTGGGCAAAGATCCTCTAACTCTTTCTTAGTCCACTCGCCTTCAGCTTTAGGAGTAAAGTTAGTAGTAGTTGATCCATCTGGATTAGGGTATGTTGCATTAACAAATAGAGTCTTCTCATTTTCATAATAATCAGCCTCACCTTCAGTACCTTGCTCATATTTCATAGAAAGGTTCCAAGCCACAACCTTTCCTCCTTCATTGGAAGGAATTGCTCCGATTAAAGTCTTTTTAACAGCCATCTTTAGTCTCCTTTAAGTTTTTCGACTTCAGCCGAAAGTTCTTGAATTGCTTTAATTAACATGGGTATAACTGCTGTTGGCCCTACCCTCTGCCTTCCATCAGCCTCATCTTCTGACCACATATCAAACCCATCTTTTAATGATGAATGCTTGTCTATAGCCTCTTTTACTTCTTGAGCAATAAAACCGTGTTGGTATTCGTCACTGTTATAGCGGTTTTCTGAATCCGCTACATGAGCATTTAACTCTTCGGGTATATCTTTTTCTTTACGATACCTAAATGTTCTAGGTCTAAGATCATTAATAAAAGATAACCCAACTACTTCGTCTTCAATTTCTTCTTTAATTCGTTCGTCAGAAGGATTAGCCCAAGTAGTGCCTCCCATAGAACAATTCGTATCAGTTGTGCCGTTACCGAAAACGAAAGTGTTGTTCCCAGTTCCAGTAACCTCTTGTCCCATAACTATTTCATTAGACACGGTTGCTGAACTAGTACGAGCAGCCTGACCAATAACTACGTTAGCAGCCCCTGTGGTAAGCAAAACGCTAGAGTTTCCCGCAGAAGATCCTATGAGAATATTGTTGTCCCCAGTTGTTAGATTTGAACCACAACTACCTCCTATTGCTATATTATTAACAGCCGAAGTAGCTTGCCACATAGCAGCATAACCAATTCCTACGTTATGCTCACCTGTAAGAGCTTTTTGTGCGCCGTAGCCAAGGGCAGTGTTATAGGAAGCTGTTGTATTAGCTAAAAGAGTTTGATAACCAATAGCGACATTAGCTAACCCAGTGGTATTAGCTCTTAATGCCTCTAACCCCATTGCTACGTTATAATAACCTGTAGTGTTACTAAACATAGAGTCAAATCCCATAGAGGTGTTGTTTGCGCCATTGTTACTATATAAGGCTCTAAAACCAACCGCCGTACCAGCATCTGCCGTAGTATTTGTATACAACGCCTGATGACCAATAGCGGTCATGCGATCACCTGTTGTGTTACCACTAAGGGCGGTAACGCCTACAGCTACATTGTAATCAGCGGTTGTGTTGCTTTGCAGAGCAGCAGAACCTACAGCCACATTAGCTGTTCCAGTAGTGTTTGCGTAAAGTGCCAACCTTGCAAGGGCGGTGTTGTTATCAGCGGTGGTATTGCTGTATAAGGCTTTGTAGCCAACAGCGGTGTTTTCTTGACCTGTGGTGTTTTGTTTAAATGCCTCTGAGCCAGCGGTTGTGTTGTAACCACCTGTAGTAGTATTTTCCATCGAGCCATAACCCAGAGAGGTGTTGTCACTAGCTGTGGTGTTAGCGTACAACGCATTCATACCCAAGCCTGTGTTATTCCCACCCGTAGTGGTGCTTAACAATGCCTGAGATCCCACCGCAGTATTCTGAGTGGCTGTCGTGTTGGCCGTTAAAGCAGTATATCCAACTGATGTGTTGTTATTTCCCGTGGTGTTAGCTTTTCCAGCACGAAAACCAACAGCAACACCACCTGTTCCTGATGTGTTCCCGCTTAATGTCTCATGACCTACCCCTGTGTTGCCACTTACAGTAGTTTGAGCATCTAACGAACCATAACCAATTGCTACATTGTTGCCGCCCGTGGTTAATGCGTCACCAGAGTTAGCTCCAACTAATACGTTAGTTTCACCTGTTGTTATATGATCTCCAGCAACGTAACCAATTGCTACGTTCCCACCATTTCCCGTAGTGACCCGTAACAACGCATCTTTACCAACAGCTACGTTAGCAGTTGAAGTAGTGGCTGCACTTAACGCATAGTCACCTAATGCAGTGTTAAAAGTACCAGTGGTCAGGGCATCTCCAGCCCTGTGGCCCATAATTGTGTTTTGTGCGCCCGTTGTTATTGAACCGCCAGCATTAAAACCAACCGCTGTATTAAATCCACCTGCAGTGGCTGAAACCAAAGCACTTGAACCAACCGCTGTGTTTTTATCTGCTGTAGTAGCTGCACTTAAAGCAACAGTGCCTACTGCCACGTTGTCAGCACCAGTTGTCAAAGCATCTCCTGCACCATAGCCCACCGCTGTGTTATTGTCTGCGGTGGTGGCTGCCGAAAGTGCTACATATCCAACAGCAACATTCGATGTGCCAGTGGTGTTAGCACCTAAAGCACCATGTCCAATAGCTGTGTTGTTGTTTGCGGTTGTATTGGCATCTAACGCACCCCCTCCAACAGCAACATTACTTATACCTGTAGTGTTTGCCGTTAAAGCCTGATATCCAACAGCAACATTTTGACCATCAGAACCAGCGTCTTGTACTTTAAGAGCTTCAAACCCAACTGCGACAGCTCTGCCAGCAGCATCTTCTGTAAGAAGTGCGCTAGAACCAATAGCTACATTATATGATCCACCAGTTAAAGCTCCACCAGCGTTGTCGCCAATCAAGGTATTATCAGACCCAGTAGTTAGAGCATCGCCAGAAGCTTCGCCTATAGCCACATTATCTGTACCTGTGGTAAGTCCTGTGCCAAACGCACCGCTACCCAGCCCTACATTGCCTGTACCGCCTAGTACGTCTAGGACATCAGTGACCGCTGCACCAGAACCGCCACCATCGGTAGCCACCATGCGGATACCGCCGTTTGGTATGACCACATTTGCGCCTGTTCCTGCGGTTAGTGTAACCGTATCGCCAGCGGAGTTTTGTACTACCCATACGTTAGAAAGAGTATTTGGAGCTAACGTGACCGTACAAGCCTGTGAGAGAGATCCTGTGAGGGTAAGGGCCATCGAGCGAAAGGCATCACTAGATCCATCTGCCATCGTTATGGTAGCGGTACTAGCGTCCGAAAGAGCCTCGCTTCCTGTCCCGAATTTTTCAGCGATTAGCTCCAAATTAGTATTTGTGCTTGTTCCCCAAGTTCCCGATTCATCGCCAGTGGCGATCTCTTTTAATCTTAAGTCATTAACGTAAGTTGCCATTTATGCTACCTCTTTCCAGTCTGCTGTCTGGCTATCGTCAATAGCCGTCCAATTTGGTGTTTGACTTGTACTAACTGCTGACCAGCTCGCCGTTTGTGAATCATCAACCAAGCTCCAAATGTTTGGAGTCGTTGTTGAAACTGTAATTGAATTTCCTGTGACCCCAACAACGGAGTCACCATTGATGCTAACGCTTGCGGTATACGCTGTAAGCGCCGTACTACTAACCGTAACTGTATTGCTTGTGATAAGCGTAATAGTTCCAACCGAAACTGTTGCAGCGTTTCCTGTCGGGGATACTGTTGCTGTCCCTGTAGCTGTAACCGATCCCAGCCCAACTGTACCAGCGTTACCACTTGGCGATACATTTGCATCAGCCGATACCGAAACCGATCCAACGGATACTGTAGCCGCGCTTCCGCTTGGTGATACATTTGCCGTACCCGTGACACTAACCGAACCAACGCTCCCAGTAACAGAATTACCAGAAGGAGAGACATCCGCATCAGCGGATACAGATACTGAGCCGACAGAGACTGTCGCCGAGTTGCCAGTAAGCGTAACATTTGCATCCGCGCTGACTGAGACAGAGCCGACAGACGTTGTACTAGCCGGGAATGCAGACCCATTGCCCCACGTTCCGTCTCCCCATCCGTGAGAGGACGAATTCCATCCATCAAATGCAACTTTAACATCTGCCACATTATGCCTTACGCAATCCTGATTATCGCGTTACTTGCATCTGCTGTTGGAAATGCAATGGTAAAGTCACCGCTTGTTGAAGTCTTGTCTGCGCCAAAGTCCAAGACAACTACGGCTCTGTTAGCTGATCCTGCTGTAGTAGAGGAATTATAAATCAACGCCCCTCTTGCCGTAATTGAACTGCTTGACCAAGTGCTGTCGGCAAAATCGGTTAATGCTGTTGTACCTGATGAACTTGGAGTTACATTAGTAAGTGTATTACCGCCAGCGGTATACCCTGTGCCTGTAGCAGAAACCTCGTTAGTCGTTGCATAAGCCGTAGTAGACGCTGACATAGTTGCACTACTAGTATACAAAGCAATCTTAAACGTATTGCCTGTACCTGTGGTAGTGGTCGTTCCTCCACCAGAACCGTTCTGAAAATTATGAATTCCTTGCAACAGCTCAGATTTAAAGCTCGTGGACACAGCTTGGGTGATAGCCAATTTATAGTCTCCTTATAATATCAGCCATATCTTCATGGCCCTGTTTACTCAGCATATTATGCAATGTTGTTTGATTGCTTAATATTGCATCCTGACACGCCTGTACTATTACATAATACATACGCTGTTTAAACGCTTCTGCTTGCGCTTTTAATACTGGATCAGTTCCTTCGGATATGCTAATAATCTTTTCACAAGCTCTTTTCGCAATTTCTTCTGGAGTAAAACCTCTATGCTCTGTGGTTTCTACGCTTACACTGCCTGATGACATACCTACGTCCATTGTAAACATCAGCTAGTCCTCATCTTGATTTGGCCTGTACGGTACGCATCAGTTCGATCATAACCGTCTGCTTCTAACTTTAATTGCCCTAAAGATGTATCAAATTGATTTTGATATAATTGAATTACATCAGGCTCGCCTTTCATAAATATATAAGCTTGCACTAACGCTCCATACAACAAGGCATTATCTGCATTAGTTCCAAGCCAGCTTGTTCCATCTCCCGCTGTAGTAATAGATGTTGGTTTATAAAAGTAATGAAGCTCTGCCGTATAGTTTGATCCGGGCGTAGGGCCAATTATAAATGTTGTGTCATCAAACAAAGCATAATACTTAGGAACACCTGTAGTAGCGCTTACAGGATAAAGCTCACGCATATAGTTAACATCTTTAAATATCAAATACTCATAACCAGAATCATTAATCGCCAATGAATATGGAAACAAAAAGTCTGAAGGAGTTGATAGATAAGCACTACTAGATGTTAACGTTCCAGTAACATTCTTTCTGAAGTTAGGAAGCTGAACCGTTCTTAGTATCGTTTCTTCTGCTGAAACAACAAAACGTGCAATGTTATTGCTAAAGGTTGTCTCAGTATTTTCAGTATAATCTTTAATTGCTTGAGTTAATGTAGTATATGTCCACGCCATTATGATGTACTCACTGTTACGTTTCCGGCTTTAACGTGTATATCCAAACCAACAGTCCTGCTACCAAGCTCGCTTATACCACCACCAACAGGATCAAAAGCAAACATTCTTCTTGAATCAGATAACGCTTTAGGCGGTCTTGGATTTCTAAGAGCTTGAGGATCTGAAATACTCATTCGGCCTAATTCATATTGAGGGTTATCTTTATCAAGCTGATCATAACCAACCCTAAAACCAGTATCCCTTCCATCCCTAATTAATGGGACTAAATCACTTAGCTTGTATCTAAAGCCAGTTATATCGCAATATCCAAAAGCATACTTGCCGCTAGCATAGATACTCATACTGTTCTATAGCCTCCCGGCGTAAAGAACAATGATGACTTATCACGATCTGCATCAGCCGCTAATGACCATTGCTCTTCATATACCTGCTTTAACATAGGTATTCTATCTGCCGACTCTGGCTTTTTAAGGCTAATTTGATAAGCAAGTCCGGCAACCATACATGGCAAATACCTAGCAGGTATATCTACATTATTAGTTGCAGGGCTACCTGTGTCTTCAACCCTTTGCAAATAATAATAAACCAGTGTGTATGTAGCCGTTGAATCAGGCACAGGCCAAAGGTTCATTGATATTGCTGCCGGATCTTTTTCCAACCAATACTGCAAAGGCTTAGATGACGATAGCTTGTTTGTTAAATGAGCAAACTGACTAACTGATATTCTAGTTAGCATTTGATCTGTCTGCTTACTAGTATCACCAGCATCGGTTCTTATAAACGCCTCTACAATATCCAACACATCGCCATCAAAGGTATACCTTGCGGTTCCAGATGTTATTGCTTGAGTGCCTTCTTGAATTGTCCAAAGGTTTAAACCTCTATTTTGCCATTCAAGAAATAACAGATCCAAGCTGCGTCTAGCTGTTCTATAGTCATAACCGCTCTTCGCTTCCAACCCAGCACGCTCAAACGACTCTTCGACTATATCTCCAAGATCTAAATTAAATGTGTAGGTTCCGCTAGTAGCCATACTTTACTTCTTCGTGGTTTTTTTAGCTGGAGCTTTTTTAACAGCAGGTTCTTTTTTAGGCTCTGCTTTTTTAGGAGCTAATGCCTTTAGCGCTGCATCTGCTTCCTTCTTTGTATAAGGCCCAACATCCACAACTTCGTCTTCAGCATTTGCAATTTGATATACAGGATCTCCTGTAAGCAAGCTGTAGCCATTTTCAACTACCTTTAGTTTATCAGCCATAATTCCTCCGAATTACTTCTTAGGTCGTTTCTTTTTGTTGACTCCAACCTTCTTCATTGGCTTGCCAACCATTCTACCGCCCCGCATAGCCTTAGGCCGCTTCTTCTTGTTCACCCCAACTTTCTTCATTGGCTTCTTTCCGGGCATCTTAATTTTCCTTAAGTTGTTTATAAAACTGTTCTCTTAATTCAAAGATATGAGATGGCTCTGAATCTTTAAACATGGCTTCATAATATCCAGTAGGCTTTAACTTGTAAGCGGCTTCTTGCAACTTATCAAGCCTTTGGATGAATATCATGGCATATATCTCTTCTTCATCTGGCGGGATTAAAAGACTGCTTGTGTCATACTTAACAGGAGCATCATCTTCATAATCAAGCATTCCTTCATGCTCTTCATCATCTGGATGAAAACCCATTACCCAAAGATTCTTATCACCAAATGCACCATTAGCTATTCCATGATTAATGCCAATTAATCTTTGATGAAACTCTTCAGGCTCTTCTTGATACTGCGTATCTGCAATAATCGTTAAGTCTTTGTTATCATTAAAGTTTTCTAAAATATCAAACACAGGCCAATAACTCTTAAGGTGTTTAAACGTTATAACAACCTTATCGTCATTCCACGCTCTTCTTGCATACGGGCATGGAGACATCCCGTTATAACGATCATCAGGCTCTTCTAGCCAGTTAAAAGACCACTCTCTGATCTCCTTACGAATAGTATATTCCCGTATACTATTTGTTTTATTAGCTAGGTATTCGAGCTTTGCCATAACCACGATGCGATTTAACCGGCCCACCAGCCTTCATCATTGGCGGTCTTTCGACTTCAGTAAAAGCAGGTCTTGCTTTGGCTATTGCAGGCATTTTATATCCTCCTAATAGCTTATTAGTCCCACTTCCTCTCTCTCCCCTTCTAGATTGCCTTGTAAACTCTTCACTAGATGGGATTGAACGATCAGAATAAATTCTTCCAAAATTTGTCGGATCTCTTAAATCTCTTCTACTTTGCTTAGTTCTTCCAGCAACAGCCCTCTCCGAAGCGCTTAAGGTTTTTATCTCGCCCCTTGCTTTATCTTCTTTAAGAGCATTTGATTCATACTCAGACATTAACCATTCTTCCTGAAATATTGAGTACGAGCTGCACCGCTTCCACGAGCAATTGTTTTAGGCTCACCTACTAAGCTGCCACCACTC